ATGGATACAAAATTAAAACTTGAGGCTGATGTGGCATCTGCGGCGAAGTCACTGTCTGACGCGACGAGTGCGCTTGCGGCGTTTAATCAGAGCGCAGAGAACAACACGTTCGACACGCTGGACGAGGCGCTGGACGTTATCGCGGACGCTCTTGGTGATCGCGCAAGAGAAGACTGCGAGGGTTCCCACAACTGCGGCAATGAGAGCTACGAACAGGAGTTTATCGCTGGCGGCGTGCGGTACATCGGCAAGCTGAAGTGCGAATACGGTCGCCACGACAAAACCTACTATTTCCTCGACGGGAAGACGTTCACCTGCAGTGTAGTCGAGAAGCTCTCATGCTGACCAGCGAAGGGCTGACCACCTCCGGTCCCCTGAAAGTACTTGCAGCGATGACCGCCGAGCAGGAGATCAAAGCAGCGATTATCGTGGAGGGCGAAGAGAAGGGGATATTCTCCGTCTACGAGCCGATCACCGCCGAGAACGTGGACGAGATTTGGGACGCCCTCTACAACGACTCGGAGACAGAGGATGCTCTCTCTGAAGGTAAGGACGAGTTCCGGTACTCCGGGGAGAATACTCCCGGCATACCCGAAGACTCCTCCCGGCACTACGAGTGCGATGCAGTCGCCAAGCAGATGCCGAGCGGCAGATGGGTCGGCTGGATGTTCTGGCACGGTGGCGGCAAGCACGGAGAACCCGAAGCTATCGACTGGATGGACAGGGCATACTTCCTTGACGTGGCCGAGGAGGAGAAGACGGTCACAGTGCGGACGTTCGCCAAGGTCAAGGAGGCACCGTGCCTGACAACGAGTTAGCCGCAAGGATCGACGCCTTCCTCCTCGCACATGGTCGCAGGACTAGTCACAACGTCACGATCTGGAAGACGCTGGACGCTGCCGAACTGGAGGGTGCATCCAGTCGCCTGAAGTTGGGCAGGGAGATCAGAAGGGTGCCGTGGTCGGAGTGGGAGTCGGGTGGATATATGCCCTACACCTCCAAGGATGCCCGTGCAGAGCATGACGAGATCATTAGGTTGATCGCTGATCGTGGGTACTAGCGCAAAGCCCACCTTGGCACAAGGAGCGGCAGATAACGAATTTAGCTCAGCGCCTCGGCGCTGGAACGGGTGTTAAACCCGCAGAGGGGGAATGGTGGCAATAACCATTGCTAGGCTGCACAAGCTGCTTGGAAGGATGATCGAACAGGGCCACGCCCGCAAGAAGGTTTGCATCAACAAGGAGTCCTTCAGTCACCCTCTGGAGAGCGACGGGGCGGTGATCTTGGAGGTCGAGACGGCTCAGATAGAGAGCTACCCGATGCTGGACGATGACGGCTTTACCAAGGAAAGCAGTTGCCACACAAGTCTCGTGATTGGTGGTGGGGCAGATGCGGTGCGGCCGTGAGCAGTAAAAGCGCAGACTGGCGAGGCCGGTTAGAAAAGCGGTTCAGGTGGAGAACCTTCCGCTTCGATTGGGGGCGCTGGTGTTATAGGACCAACTGCAACGGAGATACCGTAGACGGTTGGTGGGAATGGGAGTCGGTTTAACTACTGATTATCCACGGTCATGGCGGGATAGTAAGCGAGGGCGATCAACGGTAAATGGTAGGCATGGCGGCATGTTGCAGTTGATAATGAAAACGTAAAAGATACAGAAAAAGCCCCTTTTCTTCCGAATTAGGGCTTTTTCTGTATCTGGCTAGGATTGGTTACCCGTTGAACTGGTCGAGGAAGTTGACTGCGAACTTGTCGGACGCCTTGGTCTTATGTTCGCGGCTCAGATGTCCGTAGATGTCCTTGGTAATGGAAATCTCTGAGTGGTCGAGCATCTCCGAGAGAGTCGAGAGATCGCCGCCTTCGCTCATCAGGAAGTGTGACGCGAATGTATGTCTCAATGTGTGGAACGTGACACTGCCCTTCTTATCAGAGTACTCGCAGTCAGTGATGGTCCGATCCCACTCACCGCGAAATGTCCTACCAGTGCAGTCAGGGAATACGAACTTGGACAGCGGGGTGGACGAGCGCCAGATCTTCAACTGCTCAACGAGTGAGGCGGGTATGTCCACGGTGAAATCCCGCTTCGACTTCATCCTCTCTGCTGGCAGTTCGATCACCCTACGGGACAGGCGAACCTCGTCCCATGTGAGTTCCAGCACATTGGATCGCCGCAGACCAGTGTTCAGGCTGACCAGTGCCGCCATCTTCACCCTTGGGGTTGCTGCACACCCTAGCAGCGCCTCGATCTCTCTTTCGTCCAAGAACCGGACCTTATGTCCGTCTTTGGGTATAGATTTGACCATCGAGATATCTGCAAACTTGCCACAGAGTCTTGGAGATGCCACAGAGTCGGTGCGCTCAACGTGCATTGAATAGATCTTCTTGAGTGTCTTGACTTCGTTGTTGATAGTGCCAGCCTTTTTATTCATCTCAGCACGGCACGTCTGGTAGTCAATGACATCACCTTTGGTTATAGTTAACAGTGTCGATTCGTTAAAGAACCTGCGAAGACCAGCCATACAAGTTTTGTACTGATCGGCGGTCCCTTGAACGATATCCCCCTTCATAACCTCTGCCTTCCACCAGAGGGTGCAGTCCTTCTCGGCCTGCTCCCAAGTGATGTCCTTCTCCTGCCCCGGCAGCAGTGCGCCGGTAAAGTCGGCACTCTTGCACGCAAGGACGTAGTCTTCAGCGTCCCGCCTGCGCGGCGTGCAGCACTTGATGAAGGACTTTTTGCCCTTCGGGTAGATCCGCGCATACCAGTTTTCAGAGTGGGTCAGTTCTGTCCCGTCCTTTGGGCAGAGGGCTTTTGCCTTCCCTGTGGCGTCGGTCTTGTGATACCGGCAGACGGGGCAGGTCAAGTGCTTGAATACTGCCTTATCCTTTGCCATGGTTAGTCCCCCATTGCTTTGATCATCGTTATTATCGCCGCCTTCTTGCTGGCGGGGAGGCGCGACAAGAGGTCGAGGACGATGCGGTCTTCGGAACTGATGTCCACTGGATTGATCAGTTTGTAAAATACGGTGTCTCCCGCCTGCTTGCAAGCCGCCGCTATCTCCAAGGGGGCGAGTCCCAGATGGTATGCCATCGTGATGAACGTGGCGATGCCGGGATCCCAGCTACGCAGAAGAACCTTGCTGACGGTCTCAGTTGACAGAGGCACCTTCGTGGAGTCCTTCCAATCTTTCACGTTGCTGTATGAGCTTTTTTTGAACTGGGCGACGAGTACTTCGCTTAAGCTGGGCATTGGAGCCTCCATTCGTTCACTTTAGTGGTGTGGTCATTCCTATTGCGAGTGCGTTTACACCTTCCTTTTACCAAACCGTTTACACGGTGTCAAACAAAATAATCGATTTATCGATAACTATTCACACAACCGCACCCTGTCGATGTCTGGGCGTATAACATTGGCGTTCTATTATTGCGCTATTATAACTGGAATGAATGAAAATTCAATTGACGGGAATGGTCGTTAAGCGCATAAAGGGGCGGCTTGTAAACGACTGTAAACGGGAACAACTAGAGAGGACTGCAATGAATTTGGGGACCGCAGCAAGCGAGGCTGAAAGTCGGATGAGTGAAGTAACGGGCCTACTTAGGGACAGTGCCTCCGAGGCATTGGTAAGGGACGCCATCAGAGAATTGTCGGCGTCGGTAGACTCCCTGATGGAGACGGCAGGTATTCAGTAAGGCAGCGGAAATCGGGCCGACAAAAAGTGGCCCATTTTCTTGCCAAAATATTCAACCAACTTGAATGAACAAAAGGAGTAATGGAATGGCGAGAAAGGTCAGAACAGACACCCGTCACAACGTAGTAAGCACCCGTCTTAATGATGATGAGGCGGCAGCACTTGAGGACGGGATGGAGTCCACCGGATTAACACAGACCGACTTCATCAGGGATGCACTCGCAGAGAAGAGCGAACGGGCGAAGGTGGCGGCATGAGCAGCGCAGCTACAAAGCAGGACTGGCAGAAGGACAAGGAAGGCGTCGATGAGAGGGAACTTCGCCGCTACGCCGCCATGGTGATTATCATCGTCTCCCTCGCCTTCGTTGGCGCTCACAGTTGCGACCTCAACTCCCGCGCTCCGCTGCCCACCAATGCCAGCCAGTACGCCATAAACGGAGCCTGCAAGCATCAGGCGCTCCTCACGGTGGCCCAGTGATGATGCGACTAGAAGAGCATGACGAGGCGATTCGCACCAACGCGGACGGCGACCGCACACCAGAACCGGAGTTCACCCACCCCTGCTGCGGTGGGCATAACAAATTCATTCACCAGTCGTGGTGCGACAACGGCAAGCACCACGGGTATCGGTCAAGCAAGTAAAAAGGAGATTGGACGTATGAAAGTGAAAGAGGCAACAGCAGAGGCAACGACAGCAACGGAAGCACCCACTACCGCCATCGCGATCTACACCGAAACCGAAAAGGGTCTCGCGCTGCTCAAGCTTGAGGCAGACATCACCAAATTCGACCTCTCGACCACAGCAGGATTCGATGCAGCCAAGGTAGTCCGCAGGGGCTGCGTCTCGCTCCGTACCGGGGTTGAGGCACTCAGGCTGGCAGCGAATGCTCCGCTGAACAAACGGATCAAAGCCAATAAGACGGAAGCAGATCTCCTTGTTCTGGAAATTGGAGCAATCGAGGCTCCCTTTGATGAGGCGATCAAGGCAGTCGAGGCAGCGAAGGAACTGGTCCGCGAGGAGAAGGCGCAGGCAGCGGCAAAGCGGGTCGCTGACATCACCGCCCGTATCGACCAGATCCGCGCCTTCCCCCTGTCGTTTGTCGGCATGGACGCACTCCAGATGGCGATCAAGATCGCGCAGATCGAGGCGGCAGCTATCGGGGTTGAGTTCGCGGAGTTGGCAGAGACTGCGGAGAAGGTCCGGGGCGAAGTCGTTCTGATCCTCAAGGAGACCCTCGCCAAGCAGGAGATCAAAGAAGCCGATGACCTCCGTATCAGGAACGAGCAGGCGGCAGAAACTGTCCGTCTGGAGACCCTCCAGAAGGAGCAGACAAGGGTCAACGCTCTCCGCGACGGCATCAGGCAGATACAGGATTGGCCGCGTACCTGCTTCGGCATGAGCGCGACAGTGATGACCGTCATGATGGCGGGGTTTCCCTCCGTAACCGCAGTGGACTTCAGCGAGTTTCAGGAGGAAGCGGAGCAGGCCGAGCGGGACTCCCTCGCGGAGGTCCAGCGCATGATCGACGCCGCAACCGTCTCCGAAGCTGCAGCCAATAAGCTTCTGGCCGATCAACTGCTTGCTGCCGATGCTGAGAGGGAGCGCAACAGGGTCAACACCATCAAGGACATGATCACCGTGATCACCGCATGGCCCATCCAGTGCATCGGTCTGAGCGCCGTTTACATCCGGTCAGCGATCGAAGGGTCTGAGATGGCTCTGGATGTCGTGGCGGGGGACTGCTTTCAGGAGTTCGCCGCCGAGGCTGAAGAGGCAAGGGTCGTCGCCCTCGCCAAGATGAACGAGATGCTGACCGCAGCCGAGACTGCTGAGACTGAAGCTGCTCGGCTCGAGACTCAGCGCGTCGAGCAGGCGGCTGCACAGAAGGTTCTCGATGACGCCGCCGAGGCGACCGCTGAAGCTGAGAGGGTCGCTGCCAAGAAGGTTGCCGACAAGAAGAAGAAAGCGTCCCCGGTTGAGGTCGCGATGGTCTCCATCCCTCAGGCCGAGTACGACTCGCTCATCAAGGATTCCGAGTTCCTGCAGGCGCTCCAGCAGCATGGCGTGGACAACTGGCCCGGATATGGCGATGCCTGCGCTGAAGTCAGAGAGGCGGCGTAATGGAGGCGACCTCAAGCGTCCTTCCCGCAGTCATCCCGCCGGTCGGTGATGACTTCCTTGACTGCTTCGGCACTGCGCCCGGCACCACCACCGTCATCTCCCCGGCAGCAGTGCCGGGGAAGGAGGTCATCGCGACCTACGACATGACGACGGGGACGATCACCTATCACGAAGATGTCATGCAAGGCACAGAGGAATGGCTGGCGCTGCGCCGGGGCGTACTGACTGCATCCGAGATGAAGCTCATCGTCACTCCGGGGCTCAAGATCGCGGACAACGACAAAGGCCGCGCCCATGTGTTTGAGATTGCGGCACAGAGGGTCACCGAGAACGTCGAGCCGCACTATGTCGGTGACGACATGTTGCGGGGGCATGATGACGAGTGCGATGCCGTCTGTAAATACATTACCGAAATCGCCCCGGTCCAGATTGCTGGGTTTATTACGAATGACTCGCTGGGGTTCACTATCGGGTACTCCCCGGATGGGCTTGTGGGGGACGAGGGACTCATCGAGTGCAAATCCCGTCGCCAGAAGTACCAGTTCCAGACCGCCATAGAGTGCGTGAAGAGCAATACGATCCCTGCCGAGTACATGATCCAGATACAAACTGGATTACTGGTAACTGGTCGTAAGTGGTGCGACTTCCTGTCGTACTGTGGTGGGATGCATATGATAGTCATCAGAGTCTATCCAGACTTCAGGATACAGGCGGCTATTGTAGCGGCTGCAAGAGCTTTTGAGACCAAGGTACAGAACATGGTCGATGACTACTATGCGCTCATAGAGTCACCCGACACGCTCATGTTCCCGACTGAACGCAGAGTCGAACTGGAAATCCACTAACAGGAGTATTACAATGACACAGCAGACGGACATGAGACAGGCTATTGCCCCGAAATCGGACCAGCTAAACTATGAAGACTTCCTTGGGGAGCGGACGCTGACCATAAAGATCACTACGGTCACCGTAAAGCCGGGGGCAGAGCAACCCGTAACTGTCAACTTTGAGGGCGATAACAAGAAACCGTACAAGCCCAGCAAGACCATGGGCAAAGTCATCTGCGCCCTCTGGGGTGACACGAAAGAGGTCTACTTCGGCAGGAGTCTGACCCTGTACGGAGACCCCACGGTGCTTTTCGGAGGCGCGGCAGTCGGCGGCATAAAGATATCGCACATGAGCAACCTCGACTCCAAGGTGACCATGATGCTTACCTCCACTCGCGGCAAGAAAGCACCCCACACTGTCCACCCCTTGGTGGTGCAGGACGCCCTGATCACCCGTGAGCAGCAGAAGGCGATGGTCGCTGCCATGGGGGCCATCGTCACCGGGGACCAGCTTCTCAAACAGTTCAAGCTCAAGAACTCCGGGGAGATCACCGCCGACCAGTACCCTGACGTGATGGTCTGGATCGGGGAGATGAAGGAAGCGGCAGAGCAGGCAGGAGCATGAGGCGCATCCTTGGAGTCGATCCCGGCAGCGACGAGAGCGCCTACTGCCTGCTCAACTCGGACCTGTCCATCGCGCTGGCCGGTAAGCTGCCCAACGGCGAGTTCATGACGTTCATCCGCGCCCTCAACGACCATGACGAGGTGGTCGTTGAGGGGATGCGGGGAATGGGTAAGCGGGTCGGGCATGAGACCTTCGATACGGCGTATATGGTAGGACGTGTGCAGGAGACCTCTGAAGCGAGGGGTCTCCCTTGCACCGTCTATCATCGCCCCGACTACCTGCACCCTCTGTGCGGTGGCCGACCGCCAGCAGGCAAGTCTGACGCTACCCTCTGGGCGTGCCTCAAGGTGCGTTTTGGCGGCTCCGAGAAGGGGGAAGCACTGCGCCCCCTCGTCAGCGCCACCGACCTCCGTAGCGCATTTGCGGTCGCCGTATGGCATTCCGACTCAACCAGAAAAGGAGCAGTTAAGAAATGAAGGGAAGAATAGCCAAACTGTCCAGCGACCACTGGACTAAATATGTTGTTGGACTCATTCTGGTGCATAGCGATGTGACCCGCATGTACACTCACGCCGAGATGATGGCTATAGCCGAGTTCCACTACATCAGCGCAACCATCCACGGGTACGGTCACGGCGTCGAGGATGAGCGCGATGGGCTGTTCGCCCGCCTGCCCCCGGACTTCACCCTGCCAAGCATTACGGTCGAGGGTAACGCCAGCGTCCATCATGCCAAATACCTTGAAGAGTCCCGCGAGTGGAACGAGGCAGAGGCGGGGTCTATGGCTGAAACGATAGAACTGTGGGATGTCCTACAGGCGGCACAGACGTGGGCAGAGCATAGCTTTGAGGCACATACGCATACGATGCCGCACGCAACCGCAATAAGAGAAGCCCAACGAGTACTGAACGTGTACTACGCAGAGGGCAGGGACATCATGCAGGCGAAGCGGATCATGCTCATCAAGAACGCAGGGCGCAGCCGGTACTCCAGACAGGACAATGCTCGGATACTGGACTTGGTATGACCGAAGAGCCGTACATAGCACCTCCGAAATGGGTAGTCGATGACAAGACCTATGCCAAATGGGTATCCATGATGGCGTTTAAGAACAAAGCACGGAATGCCGTGATGGAGATGGGACCGGGGGGCGGGATATGATATGTCTGACTGATGGATGTGGCGATAAGACTAAAGATGGTCGCAGCAAACACTGCGTGAAGCATGCCGCCATCATCAGCGAGGCCAATGTCAAGAAGGCGCAGGAAAAGTATGTCGCAAAGAAGAAACTTGCAGGTACTTTCAGCAAGGCCAAGAATAAAGGGGACAGGATCTGTCCTGAGTGCAAAGAACTCCTCTTGCCAGCCGACATCAAGCGCAAGTACCACCCCGCGTGTTCAGTTATCGTCAGCAACCGCGCCAAGGCACTGTACGCTGCCGGTCGGAGGGCAGTTGACAAGACCGGACCCGCTCATATCGGGTTCCCGGTAATCACCCCCGTGGGCGCTGCTCTGGCTGAGACGCTCGACACTACCGACTATACCAAGCAGTTGCACGTCCGAGACATGCTCGCGCTGGGCATGGAGATCGTAGCTGGGCAACCACTTGCATCCGGGGTGACCCTGCTCTCCAGAGAGCAAATAGACGCCCTCCAGTCGAGCCTCGCGATCCCCAAAAGGACGTATGAGAGCTACGACACGCACTTGGATTTCAGAGAAAATTAACCATTTATTCAGTCTAATGGAATGATAAATCTGTACGGAGGAAATGATGACTAAAAAGATGACGTATTATGAGCAGATCAAAAGTCCTCTCTGGCAGCGGAAACGCCTTGAAGTGTTAGAGGCTAATGACTTTCAGTGCCAGACCTGTCTATCGGTTGACGAAGAACTGCACATTCACCACCCCCTCTACAGGCGAGGGGCGATGATATGGGAGTACAAAGTATCTGAATTGCAGTGCCTGTGTCACAAATGCCATAAAGAGGTTCATGCCATAGACGAAAGGCTGAAGCAGTCTATGGCATTGCTGTGCGGTTTCCATAAGCTCAGGTTGTTAGGGTTTGCTGATGCAATGTATGGCCCGGACGTTAACGACGAGAGTGAAGACTATTTAGACGGGTATGACGCACAGGTAGCCTCCGTAATGAGAGGACGGATATGAAATGGTTTAAGCATATGACCGCATCTGGCCGGGACGAGAAGCTTTCTGCACTGCGTGAGGCAATGGGCAACGAGGGGATCGGTTTGTACTGGACCCTCCTTGAGATCGTGGCAGAGCAGATGGATGAATCCGACAAATGTTCGTCCGCATATTCACTGCAGCAGTGGTCCTCAATGCTTGGTAGCCACCACCACAAGGTAACGTCCTTCTTCAAAGCGGTCCACAATCTGGACCTTGCAGTGATATTACATGACGGTTACTTCGGAGTTACTTCGGCGTTACCTCTGGGTTACTTCACAGTTACCACCCCCAGTAAGCCCGAAGTAACCTACGCCTTACCTGTGAGTTACTTCGCAGTTACTACCCCCAGTAACTATCAAGTAATAATCCCTAACCTGCTGAAATATAGGGATTCTTACTCCAAAAACTTGCAAGCGAAAGGCAAAGGTAAGTTGCAAGTAAAGTCTGCCCCAACTTACAAGCAAGAAGTAGAAGTAGAAGTAGAAGTAGAAGTAGAAGAACTTAAAACCCTTTCTTCATCTGCCGATGAAGTCGTCAAGAAGGTCGAGGTTGAAGGGGTTGATTTCATCTTCACCAGCAAGAACAAAAAACTGAAGGACAAACGTCTCGCAACCTTTCTGGAATTCTGGGATGCCTTCGGATACAAGTCGGGCAAGGCACAGGCAGCGGAATCGTGGATCAACATTCCCTCCATGACCGACTCCCTCGTCGGACAGATCATTCTGGCGGCGAAGGGCGAGGCAGAGCGCAGGCCGGGACTCAAGGCGAGCGGGGGATCTCCGAAAATGGCGCAGGGCTGGTTGACTGCTAAACGATGGAACGACGAGGAGGGGGTAAGCAATGGATCAGGTACTCAGGGAAGCGCAGCAGCGACTGGAAGAGCGAAGGGTGGAGCAGGCGGTACACTCGCCTCGATCACCAGTTCTAGCAACACAGGTTTTGGAGACCATTCAGATAAGTGGTAGGGAACTCTACGGCGACCATGAAGGGGTCGTAAGCGGGGCGGAGGTATGCCCCCTACATCCTCGTATGGAACTGCCCTGCGAAGAGTGCCAGCGGCAGGATTTGGAGCGCAGGACTAGGCAGGCGTATCGGGTCGCGGCAGTTCTTCAGGGTGTGAACATTGGATCGAGGTATCACGGCATGACATTCTCCGACTACCACCCGACCACGGAATCGGCAGCACAGGTTCTCAGCCGCTGCGCCAAGTACGCCGCGACCTTTGAAGCACGCCGCAAGGCTGGGGACAGCTTGCTCATGTCTGGCAACGCTGGGACCGGCAAGAACATGCTGGCGGCGATCATCTGTCAGGTCGCTGCGGCACAGGGCTTCTCGGTCCTTCATACGACTGCCGCGAAGATGGTCCGCAGGATCAAGGAAAGCTGGGGCAAGGGATCCGGGGTCACGGAGCAGCAGGCGATTGATCGGTTCGTCCTCCCCGACCTCCTTGTCGTTGACGAGATCGGGATGCAGTTCGGATCCGAGACGGAGCGTCTGCTCCAGTTCGAAGTGTTCAACGGCAGGTATGAAGAGAGCAAGCCGACCATCGCCATCTCCAACCTTGATGAGGTCGGGATCGGACAGTATCTGGGCGACAGGGTCATCGACAGGTTCCGCGATGGCAACGGGGCGATCCTGACCTTCGATTGGGACAGCTACAGGGGGCCGAAATGACGAAGGCAGACAAGAGGGTCGAGGTGGAGGACGGGTTCATCGTCACCGTGGACGGCAAAATCTACGGACCCTTCCTCAAGAAGGACATGGGGCAGTGGGAGGGCATGACCCACAAGGCGGGGGTCACCATCACCCCGGTCAGGCGCAGAGGTGGCTGGGTGGTGGCACCTCCCCCGGCAAAGCGCACGCCGAAGGACACGTCTCTTCCCCTGCTTGAGGGGATCGGGTTCACGCCGAGAGATCGGTCGCATCAGCGGGGTGGTCGGTAATGGGAGACCGGAGGGATTACAATATGGACCGGAAAGGGATCGATAAGCTGGCAGATTTCATCCGGTCTAAGGGCGAACTCGCGGAGACCCCGGCGCTGCATCTGCTGGACATGATCGTTGGGCTGCAGGAGCGGATCGCGGTCATGGAGAAGCGGACGGAGGAGGCGCAGGAGGTGCTGCGCCAGATCGGGGATTACGCTCATGGCAGGTCTACGGGGCCTACCGTTCCGGATGCTCTCTGGGAGGTCAGAGAGATGGCGTACAGGGGGTTCTGTGGATTCTAAACTGGAGGAGATGCGGAAGTATTACACGACTCACGGGAAGCTGGTCAGTATGGACATCGCGTGGCTGATAGGCGAACACGTCAAGATGGAGGCCGCGCTGGAGGACATCGCCGGGGATGCTGAAGGCAGGAGGATCTCAGCGGTTAGTCCCCGGATGGTGGCGTCGAGGGCGCTCGGTCGCTACTAACAGAAAAGCCCCAGACTCGTTGAGTTTTGGGGCTTTTCATCTTGCAAAACTGTCCAGCAGATTGTCTCTCACGTCGAGGACAACCTGCTGGATCTCCAGTTTTAGATCTCTCCACCAGCGGGAGACGGCTCCTCCACCTTCTTCCTCGCAGCAGCACCAAGTTTCCCAGCTTCCCGCGCCTGCTCTTTCGCCGCTTCTCCTCTGATACGGGGGCGGGATGCCATGAGTTGACCGGGGGTGCCGACCTTCCCGCAGCAGGTGCATTTTACGGTTTCGTGAGTGCATTCCTTCTCCTTCTTCGCCTGTTTCTCCTGCTTGGTTGCCTTCTTGTCGATGTTCATGTGATCCCCTTTAACAGCATTTGCCTTTGGTGTTGTGGACGTGGCACTTGGCGCACGCATGGTCATAGTACTTTTCTGCGGCAGCGTCAAGCACCGGATCACTCACGGACTTGTACTCGCACCCGCAGGAGTAGATCAGCTTCGTGACTGCTTTGGTTGCCATGGCGACTACTCCTTAGAGGTGGGTATCAAGTCCAGTGATGTCGGTGAACACGGTCTGCATCTGGTCACAGTAGACACCCGTGGAGGTGATGAGTTCCTTGTAGGTGTGCTTGACGATCTTGCCGAATTCCATGATGTAGGTGTCAGACGGGTTCAGGGTAATCTTGACATAGTTGATGCCGTCCTTGGCGAACCGGGAGGGAAGCTTGAAGCTCAGTGCGTTGGCGTGACCCGTCAGGTTCTTCGCGCCGGTCATCAGGGTGAACTTCCTGCCGCCGAGTTGCTGGAGGATCGTATCTGCGATTGTTGCCATGGTCATTCTCCCTGTCTGCCTGCGCCTGCCATCGCTACCGGCAAGGGCAATCTATCACCGTAGCGTTACAGGTGTCAACACTTTTGCTTACGATTAATTCATGCCTGCGATCAGGTTCGCCTTCGTTGTGCAGATGAGGTACTTGAAGCAGAACGCCTTGAACCCGAACTCGTTCGTGCGCCATGCCTTGCTGAAGCGGAACCCGGACACCTTCAGCACTGGGGCTGCGATCACTGCGGTCAGGTCTCTCATGTCATCTTCTCCCTTATTGTTCGACCCTTGCCATTCCCTACCGGCAGAGACAATATGGACCGTAGCGTTACGGATGTCAACATAATAATTCACGCATAAAAAAAGCCCCTCGGAGGGGGCGTGTGGTCAGCGGAACAGCAGGTACTTGGTGCCGGGGAGGGCAGGCTTTCGCACCCAGTTGGAGAACTTCCAGTCAGGAGGATCGCCCTCGCACTTCGCTGTACAGCCAAGGCAGGGGTCTACGTTGCCGGGAGCGTCACCATGAAGGCAAGAGTCGCACCCTTGCATTCCTGTCGCGTCAGAGGGCATTCTGGACCTCCTCGCACCGCCTGCAGCGGGTCGTCTTGCCAATGTTCGGCTTGCGTCCAGCGAACCAGACATCGTGTCCGCACTCAAGGAATGCGGTGTGAACGGTTGACCAGCGCCCAGTGTCACCGGCTACCTGCGCGTGACTGCTCTTGACTATCTTTCGCATGACCTTGGACATCTCAGACCTCCCCTTCAGTAAAGATCCCGTTGACGCCGGGGTGCTTCAGGTCATCCAGTAGGAGCGACTGCCCGTCAGAACTGTCGAGGTAGACCTTCCCGGTCTCGGCGTTCTCCACATGGAACACGTCGAGGACCAGACCGTTGGTCTCCAACAGGGTTGCGAGGCGCTTCTTGCCGATACCGTTCTCGGTCTTGATCGACTCTCTGCCCCTGCGGTCGTATTTGAAGTAACTGGCGTCGAACTTCATGTTAGACCTCCCCTTTAAACAGGCAATTTCCCATCACTAGTGAGCGTTGCGGCGAACGCTTCGGCCTCGGCAGCAGTTGCGAACGTGCGGCAGCAGAGCATCCCAAAGCTCTCATTAGGGTTGTACCGGACCAAGCTCCCGGTGGCGTGCTTCATTCCGGGGCGGTGATTGCCAGCGGTGATTGGTTCGATGTGGTAGTTCATGGTGTCCATCCTTTCCCCAGATCGGGCGCTGGGGTCGCCAAGGTTAGGTTAATGCTCTAACTTCCAATCAATGGATACGTCACCGTAGTAATTCACGCTGAAGTAATCGCTCATGCTATCGGAGTTGTCCCGGTTGTAAGAGCTGTGGATTTCTTTCAATAGGTCTATCCACCTCTGTACAGGGGGCGTGTAACGCGGGACACCGTGATAATTCCCATTCTTGCCGTTGTCTGTGGCAACAATCCATTCGGGGCTAATAAGCGTCTGCCCATCAGGGAGAGCTGTAATCTTGAGGTCGATGCTAGACCCACCAGCGAAGTAGTCAGTTTTTACGGAGACCTTCAGTGTGCCGGGAAGTTGTCCGCGCTTCTTGGCTGACTTGATGTCTTCACGGATCAGCTTTGAAATCTCGGTACTGCTCATGCTCTTGGTTGCCTCATACTTGCTGCCCTTGAACTCGTTGGAGGGGTCACAGTAGGCGGGTGTGGACACATTGATGCTCTCCTGAATCTGGACGGTGGCTATTGCGTGACCGACTGCCGTCTTGATGTCGCCGGTTGCCATTGCGGACCTTATCGCCTCGGCGTGGTTATCGATGACGGTCTGTCGGCTCTGGTCAATCTCGGCCTGTTTAATGGACGCTCTGCGCTCATTCAGTTTTGCTGTAAAGTCGATCACTGTAGCCATGATACCCTCCGTTTTGTTTGCTCCTGCGCTGATGGAGATTGAAATTTACACCCGTAGCGTTACGGTGTCAATCTATTTGTTTGAAAAAGTTTCAAGCGGATTGATTATTTTGTGCAGGTATAAAAAACCCCTCGGAGGAGGGGCGGGGGGATTAACTTTAGTTTTTGCGTCCTACGTGATACTTTGCCTTGCTGTAAACAACCCAAAAGGAGACATCACCCATGGCCCTCATTACCTGCACAGAGTGCGGCAATCAAATTTCCGACCGAGCGACAGCGTGTCCCAAGTGCGGTGCGCCTGCGGAGGCTGCAAGTCAGCCGACCAAGGTGGCACCTGCCAAGAAGTTTCAGATGCCAGTTCGGAATGCTACCGTATATGACATCCTGCTTTCTGTCCTTATGCCGTTCTGGGGCATTATCGTCGGCATGATCGCCATATGCAAAGGTGAGACGAGGAGAGGTCTCACCATGTTTGCGGCTACTGGCTCGGCCATGGTCGTGATGGCTGGAGTTTGCAGCTACGTCAAATGATTTGTGGACTGGGGCAGGGGGACCAGTTCGTAGCTGTTAACTTCATGATCGGTCAGGGCAAAGGGGTACTCGATGGTGCCGTGCCTGACACCCTTCTCGGGGATGCGAACCCCCTCATCCAGCGTAAAGATGATGTACCCCTTGGGCTGGTGGCACATGCCGTGGGGGCGGTTCGTGTAGCCGTACTTGTGGCGCTCCCCGCCCCAATCCTCGGTGAAGATCGTCTTGGTGCCATGCTCCTCGACGTGCTGTTCTCTGGTCATCAGTCGTTCTCCAGTTCTTTGTGCAGTACAATATAGCTGAGGTCGTCTTCCGTAGAGATGCTCTGGTGAGTCTCGGGTGCAGCCTGCCACCCTGCCAGCAGCAGACCAGCTAGCTCTGGAGCCGATGTGTCAGCGTAGTCAATAACCTTGTAGTCTGTACCCATCGCGCGCATCAGTTCTCCTCCTTGGCGATCTTGTCGAGCAATTCCTGCTCCCACTCATCGACGGTCAGTTCGTTCAGGCGTAAATCCCCTTGCCTTCCTGTTAGCCTTCGATAACGTCCACGATGTCAGTTCCCATTGCCGTGATCCAGTCAACCAAGTCCGCACCGTTCACATCGTCACCGAAGTGGGCGCTCCGTGGGTCCAGACCGGGAAACTGCGCGTAAAGTCCTTCCAGTATCATTCTTGCATCCATGGTGATCCCCTTTCCCCGGATATCCCGCCGGGGTCGGCAGATGTCTGTTAGTTTCCGATCCGGTTGCCGCCTGCCGTCCTGTTGATCTTGGCTACCAAGTCGGGCCGCGTAAATTCGATGTGTAGATTATGATTTTTGCAGCATTTGAACTTGAAGTAATCCGTTTCCCCGGTTCCGTCTGGGCTTGCCTTGATTGTCTCGCACAGTGGCCCGTAGTAGCCCTTTAGCGTGCCTTTGCCGTCAAGCATGTGCATGACGTTGTCGAGTGCTATCAGGTTCTTTTCTCGGCTGTTGTTCGGTCTGTATGGTCCGCTGCCGTATCCCGCCTCGACTGCGTAGCCGATGATCACCTTCTTACCTATCCGCCATTTCTCGTTGGTCTTCAGTTCGGAGGTGTGACCGGCGCACGGTCTGAGCCAGTCAAAAACCTCGTATACTGCCTCGTTAGCGTAGCCGGTTGCCTTCGCCATAGTGTCTTGAAACATGGCAAGTATGTTGGCCTCCGTGATTTCTGGTAATTCCGCTACGGGCTCATAGCTTCGGCTGTCACCGTTCAGCTGCTTGTCAAGCTCTTCCCGGCGCTTGATCGACATCAGCTTTTTAACCTCCATGCGCTCAACTATGGCGCACCAGACACGGCGCTTGATTTCCTTGTTGATGGATTCAACCTCTTTCGGCTCCGTCTCGCCGTGGCTGTTCCGCGCTATCACGTCCATGTATTCCGTTTTGAAGACGGTGCGGAGGCTTTTCTTTGCAGCGTCAAGCATGGCGTAAGCGGTGGCTATGTCGGCGGTTGCCTGCTGATACGTGCCGACTAATACGGTTATTGTCTCGCGGTGGGCAAGTTCGCTGCTCATGGTTGTCATGGTTGTTCCCCTTTGCGTGCTGTGTACGTTCAACCTGTAAACAAATTATCATACCCGTACCGCTACAGTCAATCTAAATGTATACATATTCTTTCAAGTGGAGTGATTATTTTTCAGATGAGCTATGGGGGCGGGTTCACAGTCGTCAGGTCCGGCAAGATAACCGATAGTGTTGACTCATGGCACCATCTGAGTGTATATTCAATCCATTTGACTACGCACACCACAGGGAGAACGGACATGGAAAGAGACGAACTGGTGACGAACATCATAATGACAGTGCAGGCGGTTGACTCAATGGGCAGCGTGCCAGACGCCGACCTCTTCAGGGCGCTCATCACGGGACTGATCGCCGTCTACGAGGAAGGTCTGGTGAAGGAGTGAAGCGGGAGAAGAGACCCAGCAGGATGGCATGGTTCGCCATGGACGTGGACGCATTCCTTGAGGACGAACGGATGCAGACGCTCACCAACCGGGAGAAGGGCGCATGGTTGCTGATGCTGATCCGCTCCTTCCGCGCCAAGGGGTGCATGGTAGACGATCCAGCGATCTGGGCCGACCAGACAGGTCTGCCGCTCAAGGATGCGGTCGCACTCCTCGCCAAGCTGTTCATGACTCGCCTGCTGGTGCCTGCGCCGTCTGAGGAGCGCACCTACAATGGCATGTCGCCTCGGATGCGAGGGGAGTGGCAGATCACCGCCAACGCCTACCAGAAGCTCAGTAGCATGGGTGCAGCCAGCGCCATCAAGAGGGGCTGCAAGCTGCGTCTCGTCGCCTCCGAATCACCACCGCAGATTGAACTGCAGTTGCAACCTGTGTTCGAACAGATTGTAGATTGTAAGGAGGAAGGCGAACCCGCAGGCCCAGATCTCGGCATGCCCCATGTTCCGTACTGACCGGCTTTTCTGTAGGTCGGCAGACCGGAAGGATCAATTCAACCCCTGCCAGTATCACCACCATCGTCACCTATTCACCACTACCATCAGGAGGATCACCATCATGGCAATCACCACAGGCAGCAACATCACTGACGTAACCGAGGATGGCATGGAGGTCGCCATCAAAGCCTTTGTCGCTAGAGGGGGCAGACCTTCCTCGTTCACCGAAGCTCTAGGCGCTGAGATCTGTGCCAGACTTGCGGCAGGAGAGTCGCTCTCGCGCATCTGCAGAGATGAGGGCATGCCTCACAGGGTGACGGTCAACGACTGGACCCGGAAGCTCAAGCAGTTTGGCATCAGTGTCGCGAGGGCGAGGGGTGAGAGCGGTTCAGCTTTAGCCGACAGCGCACGCGACATTCTCGATGACCTGAACGTGCCGCAGTTCGCCATCGATCCGCTGACTGGCAAGAGCGTCCTGATCCCCACCAGCCTCACCAGCGTCAGGATCGGTGAGGTGAGAGCGAGGATGGCACTGGAGCAGGCCAAATGCTACGACAGGGACACGTTCGGTGATCAGCGCATGGTCAAGGGTCAGGTCAGCGTAGAGCATACCATCGGTGGCATCATCGACCTCGTCATGGGCAAGACCAAGTCCCTCGTTCATGACGCTGAGTATGAGGATGTCAGGCAGATCGAGGGATAGCAAAGTGGTTGGAAAGTGGGTCAGGGTATGTCGAGTCGTGGCGATCCCTTTGAGATCAGCGACTTGCGTGGGTGCGTAACAATACCACATATAATGTGCGTACTGTTCGGGCATGCTGAGAGGGCAGTAGGCAGGCACTCGGCACGGCATGGCATCGTGGGGCTGGGTTGCCTTCCTTCCCTGCTGGGTTCTGGGGCTGGGCTGGCTGGGCTGGCCCGACCCTGCTCGGATCGACTCGGATCGGCAGGCGAATGGGCAGGGGTGACCCCACCCTATAGGTGTCCCGGCCCCCCACCTCCCCCCCGTGTCGTTGAGGGGTCCGACCCATGATACCCCGCAATTTCCCCCCAAAACGGTCCAAGGTAGGGGAGGGTGGATCGTCAGCCTGCTATGCCCCTTGACCATCTCGTTGGTCTGCACGGTATGGTATCCCCCACCCTGTACGTTTGGGATTGGATGGCGTCTGCAAGTGGTTTCTTGAAATCTAAAAATAAAATTCGGAGGTGAAGGCGATGAACTTAGAACCCGGATGGCTGGAGCGGCAACTGAAGGCGGCTAGTGCGACGGTCGCGTCATGGCCCATTGAGAAGCAGGTACGCATGAGGCGCGAGACAGATGCGATGTTTGAGCAGAGTAGGATCGAGGCCGAGGATCGGTATGCCCGGAGGTTTGACCCCCGCCATGGCAACTACTGATGAGGTACTACACGTTTGGACCGATCTCTGCGACGTTCGGGGTCTGGCTGGTCATGGTGGGATCTGCTGGGACGGTGCTGGTAGCGGCGGTTGCATGGCTGGCTGAAAAATAAAATACGGAGGTAGGACGATGACATTACTGGATTGTTTCATGTGGGCGGGATCGATACTGGCGATAGGTATCTGGATAGGGCGTCAGCAGGCGAACAAGGAGTGGACGCAGAACGCAGCGGAGGATGGTGTGATCTGGCGTCGTGGTGCCATGTGGAAGGTCATGACGGAGGATCGGTGGTCTGAAGCAGGCATTGCTCGTGCCAAGGCTGATAGGTGGGACAGGCTGATGGTACGGATGGCTGAGATCGTCCCCGGAAAAATAAAAAACTTGCAAGGCAGGTAAAATCGTTCAATCCGATAGAATGTGCTTGCTATCAAAGGGAATGTAGCGTAGAAGGGGTGCACATGCTTGAAAAGGACTCGCGGGGGTAAAGTGAAGCGCATCATTAGGGTGTTCCCAAGGAAGACGGCAGCAACCCCAGACGACGACCTCGTCCGTATAGATTGTGGCCCGACCTTATTCGACGAGGCCGATGAGGTCCACGTCTCGGTACTGTTTTCGTATGATATGGAAAGAGCCGAGGCTTTAGCGCGTGCGTGGAGTTCGGTCGGAAAGGTCAGTATCGGAGGTCCAGCGACGGGCATGGTGGGCGGTGAGTTTGTGCCGGGAATGTATGTCAAGCATGGGTACACCATCCATCATCGTGGATGTCCCAATGACTGCTGGTTCTGCGTCGAGCGGAACACTGACCTCCAGTTGCTAGAGATTCATGACGGGTGGAATGACCTTTCCAGTAACCTTCTCGCCTGCCCCCCCCCCGCACATAAGGCAGGTATTTGAAGCTATGGCTAGGGGTAAAAAAACTTTCGGAAAGGCGGCTCAGTTCACTGGGGGGCTGGAGGCAAAGAGGTTGATGTCGTGGCATTGCCGGGAATTACGCAAATTGCACCCCAAGCAGATGTTCTTTGCTTATGATTCCCCTGAAGATCTGACCCCGCTACGCCGCGCCGGGGCTATGCTGCTCCGCAGGGGGTTCACGGTTGCCAGCCACTGTCTCAGATGCTACGTCTTGTGCGGGTATCCGAAGGACACGTTTGGGGCAGCAGCGGAGCGCATGGCGCAGACTACTGACGCAGGGTTCATGCCGATGGCTATGTTGTACCGGGACAAGCTGGGTGAACGGGATCCAGAATGGATGGAGTGGTCGCGTCAGTGGGCGAGACCTGCGATCATCGCTGCCAAGTCAAACGCGAGCCACAATATTCAATCCAATTGAAAGAATACACTTGCTACTAAAGGGAATCAGTGTTAGAACGATGCACATGTTGACGAAGCAACCATGACTGAGGGGGGAGATGATATGAGATCAGAGGCGAAGCGCACGGCGAACGCGCAGCAGGATCTGGACAATAGGACGAGGAAGGTCACCGTGGAGCAGATCAAGCAGGTATGGGGTATGCTGCGCGAGAATCCCCCTATGGGTGCTGGCGGGGTCGTTAAGCTCCGTGCCGATATAGCGGCCAAGTTCCGTGCGTGGGGCGTCTGTGTGCATCGTATGCACGCCGAAGCGATCTTGATACGGGGCATGGAACTGGGTTGGCTGAAGACTACCATGGGCAACAAGAGCGGTCGCAAGGGTGGCAACAACGCCATCAACTACGTTGCGGTGGAGCGCGTTGCCGAGAAGGACATGTTCGACGTTCTCACCGAGATCCCGCTGGGCGCTTCACCTTCTCCCCACGCCTTTTACAAGGTGGAGGAACCTACGGCTGTCCCCGATACCCCGGTGGCTCCCAAATCGGTCCTCCTTGAGGAGGTAGCTGCCCCGGTCATAGAGAAGCTCACCGCCGAGGGATGCGTTGCCCTGTGTGCCTCTCAGAACCTCAATGGTCTGGACTATCTGTCCAAACCGGATGTCCTTGAGGTTATCACCTTGATCGCCGCCGAGCGTGACGCTGCCCTGATCGCTGACCATACCGAGGAGTTGGACGCCGAGCGTGCCAAGCTGGAGGATACCGAGCGCATAGTGGACGACCTGAACACTACGCAGAAAGAACTGACCCAGATCGTTGCCAAGCAGAAGGTGGCGCTGGACTTCGGAGTCAAGGATATGGAGGGTCGTATCAAGACCATCGCATACCTGCAGGGGCAGCTTGCAGAACTCACCCGCGACCTGAAGATCTCCCGCACCATATTATCCGGTGCGGAGACGAAGCTGAGGGAGGTTATCGCTGACAATGAGCGCATTAAGTCCTGCAACACCCGCCTGTCGGAGGATCTGGTGAAGGAGAAGGCGAGGTTCAGCCGCGTCGATACCCCGCTGATGATCAAGATGCGGGAGGTCCGGATCGCTGGCCGAGTCATGACCTTGGTCGGAGAGTTGGAGAGGGGTATCTCAGGGCAGATTGCTCAGTTGGTCTACGCCGCGACAGAAGGGAAGAGCGTGGCGGTTGGTCACTAGGCGATGAACAACATACCAGTGAAGGGTGGAGAGGACCGGATAACGTGCGTGGAGATAGAGGGTGGGTACAGATTCCTCAATACCAGTGGATACATCATCAGCGACGTGATGGCGCACGATGTCTACAAGTTGGCCGCGTTGATGACCTATTCGCGGGACCGGGGGTTCGCGCAGGGGCTGAAGTCGATACGACTGGCGCTGGGACTCAAGGAATGACCTACCGCGCAATCGCAGAGGAACTGGGGATATCCCACACTGATGTCCGCAGGATCGAGCGGCGTGCGCTGGAGAAGCTCCGGTCTCAGTATGAGGACTGGTTGGAAGTGATCTGGGACATGCTGCCAGCGGACAAGGATGATCCCACGATCTACGCAGACGCAGACAAGTAAAAGGAGAAGCGACATGAAGGGGGAAACATCAACTGAACGGGTGAGATTTAGCGCCTCCCCGATAAATCGGATGGCTGCTGCCGGTATGGGGGGGAGTGTCTCCAAGTTGAGGACAACGTCGGAGTGTCCCACCCTCCATCCTACTCCGTTTATCGAGTTGGCGAGGCGACTACCGGGGAAGCGCAGGCTTGACATTACGGGAGTCGCACGCGGCAGCATGGTAATCGTCGGGTTTGTAGAGATGGATAAGGGGGTGAATAAGAGCGTTTGGGCGGCGAGGTGCGGGTGCGGAAAATACGAGACCCGGAGGTATTGGAACTACCTCAGTGGCGCAGTAAAGGGTTGGGGAGATTCTTGCGAGGAGTGCTATATGCGTGATAACGGAGTCACCGCAGAGCAGCAGGTAGAAAGGCAGCGGATGTTGCGGGGAGAGCCAGCGTGATCATCCTCACCGAGCAGGCGCACAAGAAGGACTGCCCGTTCACGACCTACGTTGCCAACGAGGGTCAGCAGTACGACCAGAACTTCGCGATCACGGAACAGCGGTCGTGTTCGGGTGACAGGTGCATGGCGTGGCAACCTCTGCGCTGCACCGACAAGATGGGATACTGCGCCCGTTGCCATCCCAATGGAGAGCCGCAATGAAAAGAGCAAGAATAGTCGCATGGGCAGAGTCCTTGACCCGCGTGCAGTTGCTGATGGTAGCGATCAACGCGGTGCAGGAGTTGGAGATCTGCGAGATGGTCCGCTTCCCGTCCGGGGTGGAGTCTCCGTACTGGGAGTCTACGGGTGACAATCTGGAAGGGGAAGATGCTCCTGCCAAGGACTGTGGCTGCGGGTTGGGCGTGGCGTGTACTGACCATGAGGTGGTCGCGGTCACCTCTGGTCTCCGCTGCAAGGCGTGCAACTGGCACGGGGACAAACTGGTGGAGCATGGGCAATTCGGTGGACCCAACTGGTGGGGATGCCCCGACTGTGGGTCCGAGGATGGCATCAATCCCCACGTTGGCGCGATACAAAATAAAAACTTTCCCAAGGAGGGAAACGATGGACATCGATAGAAAATTCAGAATCTCGGCCTACAATCCCGTCAACAACAAGCGTTACGACGAGACCAACTCACTACTGCTCTGCGCGAAGGACAAGGCTGTTCCTGCGGCTCTTTTCGCCTACAAGCAGGAGTGCGAACGTATCGGGGCGAATCGTGAGCATGTGAGGAGCGTCGAGCTACTCTACAACCGTGTCAAAGACTTTCAGGCGCTGGCTGGTGGAGGGCGTGTCCCTGATACTCTGGGCGCGGAGATCGAGCGGTGCCTCGGCGGCGAAGACGCTCCCGCCGATCTGAAGAGACCGAATGCCGCGATGGCGATGGGTGCTGGCGACAAGGCGGGCATGGACACATCTCTGCGCCCCAATGGTCGCAACGAGATGTACGAGGGGTGCTTCCCCGGCGAGACGGAAAAGGCCGCGACCGAGAGGCGGGTCAAGGCTGGGGGGCAGATGAAGGCGCAATCCGCAGGAGAACCAGCCCCGATCCGGGTAGTCCTCGCCAGTCAGTGGGTGAAAGATAACCTACTCTGCCAGATCGCGGACCTCAAGAAGGAGAACAGCGCCCTCGCTGCGGCTGCGATCTGCCCGAACGATAGGCGCTGCAACGAGTCCACCGAGTATTACCATAAGCAGGCGTCAGACGCCCACGACAGACTCATTGTTGCCAACGCAAAGATCCTCAAAATGATGGACGAGAACCGCAACCTGCTTGGATACTCCATGCCCCCCACCGAGGCGGTCAAGGCTCTTCGCGCCGAGCTTACCTTCGCCCACGGGGTGGTCGAGAGGGAGCGTCAGGACAGCAAGGCGCTGCAGGGGCAGATCAAATGTCAGGCGATCAACATCGAATACGTCCAGCCCCGCCTGTGTGAGGCGAATACCGAGATCGTGGACCTGAAGGGGGAGCGGGAGCTACTCCGGGGCGAACTTGGTCGTGAGGCTGACGAGAACAAGCGCTTGCACGGGGTGATCGATGAGCTGCGCCACGACATGAGGACGGTACAGGGCGATAATCGTCTCCTTGAGCAGCAGCGCGACCAGTGGAAGCGGCTTGCCGAGGCGCGGGGCGTCGAATACCATGCGGTTGCTGCCGACCTTGAACTGCAGCGCAGTGGTGCCTGCGATCTGGCAGGCGAGGTCGAAATGCTGGAAGAGTGTCTCAAGAAGGTGAAGGCAGTCGCCAAGACGCAGATGGACCGCCAGTCCGCGGTAGCCGCTCTGTCAAGGCAGGCAGGCATCAAGTCGGCGCACGCATCATACGAACAGTGTCTGTCCACGCTCAAGGTCGAGCGGACTGAGCGCGGGAACGACAACGCCATGTTCACCGCCGAGATCATGAAGCTGGAGGGGGAGATCGAAGCACTGAAGGCGCTGATAACAACGTGCGAGACTGCGGCATACGGTGCCGGGAACGAGGACGCTGCAAGGATTGCCGAGAAGTGGCTGAATAGCTTGGCAAGTACTATCACTGCGAAGGCGATCCGCGACTTGGTGAAGTCCTGACGTGGCAGAGAAGAGCGAAGAGCCGTATGCCTGCGCTGACTGCGATGCAACTGGCGCGGAGCGGCTGGCGAGGGGGGACAAGATGAACCACATCTTCTGCGACCCGACGAAGATCGGATCGTTCTGGCTGAACCGCTGCGGACCCTGCCACTACTTTGTCGGTCCCCCGGCTCCTCGCGAGGTGGCGCATGAGTGAGGGGGCGTGGATCGACATGGCAGAGAGGCGTCCTCCCATCAACAGGCATGTGGAGTTCATGGTCGGAAGCGGCGTGGTGGTCGGCGGCAGGCGTAGGGGGTTCGATAGGTGGGAGTTCGACACTGCCGATGGCGTTGGACCCATCACTCACTGGCGGGAAGAATATGCCCCCTGTTCCTGCCACTGTGCCATTTAATTCCATCCAGTAGAATGAAATAGCTTGACACTGGAACGCATTGAGCGTATTCATGCACATATTGAAAACGAAATAACGAATCGCTCATCCCCGGCAGACTACTGGAGATAAAAGCGCGGATAACGATGCTGACCCTCGACCAATGTGGGTGACGCAAAGGGAGCCTGCGACGAAGGAAAGTCGATAACTAAACCCCTTGCCAGTTGGTAGGTCTCCAAGATGACGGATTCATTCCGGTGCGGAGTAAAGCTGGTGCAGTTTTAACCGGAGGTAGCAGATGGGCAAAGAATCAAGGAAGCGCGGCACGTTTGAAGAGAGAAAGGACGCTGCCATGGAGCGGGACCGGCAGTCGAAGCTGGGGAAGCATCTCCGCGAGAACTTCTCGAGGAACCGGACGGCGTTCGCGGCTGCGGGTCGCGAGTCCGACCGTCAGGCGCTTGCCATGAGGGGCGACTACGGCACTATGGATGTCCTGCCCGACCTATGCATGAACGGCACGCCGGGACCGGCGATCTTGGTCGGCATGGACATGGGCGGCGAGGATCGCACCGTCATCTCGATCAGGGGCTGCGACGGACCCAAGGTTCTGATCGTTGACGACGAACCCCGCAGGCTGGGCGTCATTGGTCACCCCGGTCGCAGGTTCGGCCTGATAGCTGCCCTTGTGATGTCGATGATGGCAGGCGGCAGGCGCGGCGAATGATCAGGACCAACTACTACTACCCGCAGCAGATGCTGGATCGCCTTAAGTTGGCGAAGGCGAAATTGGACCTACCCGTCAGCGAGATCATCCGCAGGGCAGTTGAGATGTTTCTTAAGAATCTGGGGCTGTGACCCTCAACGAAGGAAAAGGAGCAGGCGGCATGGAAGTCAAGGAAGCACCCAAAGGCGGGATCAAGGGTCTGGCGCTCGGCAGGAAAGACCTCTTCATGATCGACCCCCGAGAACTGCAGGAAGAACCGGGGTGGAATCAGCGCGAAGAGGGTCCGGGGCTTGACGCTCACGTCCGGTGGCTGGCCGATTCGATCAAGGAGAATGGTGTACAGGAGCCGATCACGGTTTACCTGAAGGATGGTCTGCCCTTCATCACGAACGGTCACTGCAGGCAGCGTGCGGCTCTTCTGGCGATATCTGAGGGCGCTGACATCAAGGCTGTTCCGGTGCGGGTCGAGGAGCGCGGCACCAACGACGCCGACCGCATCGTCTCGATGATCACCCGGAACGGCGGCAAGGAGTTCACCTCGCTGGAGAAGGCGAAGGTCGTGAAACTCTTGCTGGGGTACGGGCTGACAGTCGCGGAGATCTCCAAGAAGACCAGTTTCAGCCACACCACGGTCGGGGATCTGCTCCGTCTCTGCGAGGCACCGCAGGCAGTCGTGGAGATGATCCGCAATGGGGATGTGTCTCCCACCATGGCGACCGACGTTCTCCGCAAGGAAGGAGCTATCGAGGGTGCCAAGACCCTGACCGAGGCAGTCGTAGTTGCCAAGTCCGAGGGCAAGAAGAAGGCGACCGCCCAGCACCTCCCACAGAAACCTGCCAAGGAGCGTGCCTTCCTGCCGTCGTGGGTTCTCTATTCCATGGGTCTGGGCCTGAAACCGTCTGTCGAGATCGAGGGTGCCTACGGGGTCGAGTCGTTGGCTAACACCGAGTTCAAAAGGCTGCGCGATTTGGGCGCGGGTGTCCGTGCGTTCTACCTCGTTGAAACCACTTTCATCCCGGCAGCAAAAGACGCCAAGGCGTGAAGCCGATAACGATCAAGGTCTGCCGCCGAGAAGTGGAGGACAGCGGCATGACCTTGTCCCAGATCGCTCTCCAGAAGCTGAAAGAGGCTGGCGTGCCGATGGCGCAGACCGATCTCAGAATCTTTTGCCGACACGGAGTGCTTGAGGAAGGACGAGACAACTACTCTGGAGATGTATTTTACCACTGGACCCCACCGCGACCGTAAAAGGAGATTTACCATGAACAAAGCTGAACTGATCGAAGCAGTAGCAAAGTCCACAGGCGAGACGAAGGCGTCCACCGCCAAGATCGTTGACGCAGTTTTTGAGACCATCGCCGCAAGCTCGGAGGTGACCATCTACGGGTTCGGCAAGTTTGAACACGCCCTCCGCGCTGCCCGTAAGGGTCGCAACCCGCTGACCGGGAAGGAAATCGACATCCCGGCGAAGACCGCTTTCGTCTTCAAGGCCAGCAAGTCCCAGAAGAAGTAACGAGTTCCCGGCAACGGGCTTGTACCCCTATGCGGAGCGTCAAGCTCCGTAACGCTATGGGAATGGGTGATAGCGGGTAGAAAGAATGCGTACCCCGTGAGGTGGGCAGTAAGGATCGGGTATAGTCCTGATCGCGAGAATGCCCCTGACTTCCGGGAAAGACGGATGACCAGCCGGGAAAGTAGCGGCACTAAATTAACTGGAGGGAAATATGACCCGTTTCAAAAGGTTCCATCGTCTGTTTAAAGAGGTGTGCTGCGCGGCCAACAAGCTATCGGTATACACCCAGTACATCCTCGCCATCATCGCCACCATCGTGATGCTCTATAACGAGACCGTCTACCACGTCCGCTCTCCCTACACCTTCATCGCCGTTATCATCTGGACGCTCGCGGGTGAGGTCATCCGCTGCCGCAGGAAGCTGGGCTGGTACAGGGAGTTGGACGAGGATGGCGTATCGCAGGATGCCAGCCAAGCACTCTCCCCCGTTGGTCAGGGTGTGATTTCTGCAGACCGAGCGAGGGAAGCCGCCAACACGGTAATGCACAGGAGAAACCAGTGAAGGTCTCCCTGAATAACGGGGGGCTGGCTGACGGTCGATTCACTGATGCTGGTGGTCAGGTCTGGTCCGTCACCCGTCTCATCGAACACAGCAAGGGGCTTGTACCTTTCGATATGCCGCTGGCAGGCATCTGTATCAGTGAGCCGGTGTTCCGTGAATCCAAGACTGCCAGATCCATCGCAGAGCATGTCAAGCGGGTCAACGAGACCGACCTCCAGTACCCGATCCTGCTGGATCCTGACGGGTTCATCATGGACGGGTGGCACAGGGTAGTCAAGGCGCTGGTCGAGGGGCATGAAACTATCAAGGCGGTGCGCTTCCTGAAGCTCCCCTTCTGCGATTTCACTGAACCCAGCACATCGAGGTAGTAATGAACGCATCACAGAACTACTTGAACGAGTTCACCGACGCAGTAGGCCAGCGCCTCCAGACGATGCTGAAGGATGTCAGCCTCGACCTCATAGATATCGGCCTGCGCTCTGCAGCTGCCGCAGTAATCACCCCCGGCGTGGACGTTATGCGGCTGCACGTCTGGGCTATCCGACCGGAGACCCGTGAAGGGAGGGAGTTCTCGATCAGGTTCGGCGCTGACGTGCAGTCGGTGGTCGATTCCTCCATCATCGCCCCCCTCTGCGACAGCATCGTCAAGACGTGCGTGGAGTACTTCTACCCGGATAGCAAGAAACCCATTGCGTCCGCGTAGTCAATCCAGTAGAATGAGCAATCATTTTGGTAGGAGGAACCATTGGCAAACGAACTCACGGTTGAGCAGGCTGAAGAACTGAGGGTGAACCTGCTCAATCGTGAGTGGCGTCTCTCAAACTTGTACTACATTAAGGATAAACACGGCAAGAAGGTCAAATTCCAGATGAAACCTGTCCAGAGATACCTTCTTGACAATTTCTGGTACTTCGATCTGGTTCTTAAGTCCCGGCAGCATGGAATAACTACTTTCATGTGTATCGTTTTCCTTGACGAGTGCCTTTTTACTCCTCATCTCAAGGCTGGTATCGTTGCTCAGACCGAAGACGATGCAAAAGAGATTTTTGCCACGAAGATCAAGTTCGCTTACGAGGAGCTCGACCCTCTCATCAAGGCGAAACTCGCCAGCGCCGTTAACAGGAAGGATAAGCTGGAGTTCAGCAACGGATCCAGTCTGTTCTGCGACTGTTCCCTCCGTGGTGGCACTGTCCAGCGCCTTCATATATCAGAATTTGGCCCAATGTGCGCCAATGCCCCGGATCGGGCAGCAGAAGTCATCGCTGGTGCCTTAAATACGGTCCATCCGGGCAATATCATCTCTATTGAGTCCACGGGAGAGGGTGAGGACGGAGAATTCCACCGTTTGTGGCAAATCGCCTCAAATGATGCCCTTGCAGGCAAGAAATTGGGCAAATTGGAGTTCAAATACTTCTTTTTCGGCTGGTATTGCGACTCAGACAACGTACTTCCTGCCGGTTCAATGATCATTACGGCTGAAATGCAGGACTATTTCGACAAGATTCAGCCCGAAGTCAAGCGGCTTTCCGACTTGGGAATCATCATGCCGATGCCCGACGGGTTGCTAACTGACTCTCAAAAGGCGTGGTACATCGCCAAATCGATCCAGCAGGGCGATAAAATGCATTCCCAGCACCCAAGTATACCTGAAGAGTCTTTTCGCTCTACAGCCGAAGGTGCGTACTACAGGAAGCAGTTCGCGTTTCTGTACGAAAACAAGCGAATCTGCCGCGTTCCCTATGTGCCGGGAGTCCCAGTCAACACCGCATGGGACTTGGGCGCTGACGACTACACTGCCGTCACCTTCCACCAGAAGATCGGGCCAGAACACCGCATCTGCGGATACTACGAGAACTACAGCGAGGACTTGACCCACTACGTCCGGTACATGCAGGACAAGGGCTGGGTCTGGGGGACGCACTACCTCCCCCATGACGCCGCAGCAAAGCGCCTGAGTCTGGACAACTCGTCTATCGAGGATCAACTGCAGACCTTGGGCCTGCGGAACACTGAGGTGGTCCCGAAGACTGCCGACGTGACAGCCTCGATCCAGACCACCCGCGACTTCCTCATTACCTGCTGGATCGATGAGGTCAACTGCTCGGTGGCGATCTCGCACTGGCAGGCGTACCGCAAGAAGAAGGACAAGCAGGGGCGCTGGCTGAAGACGCCCCTGCATGATGAGCATTCGGATGGTTCAGACTCACTACGAACCCTCGCCTGCGGACTGACCTCTGGGTCGGGTGCTGGCAAGGGTGGGAAGTTCCTCAAGGCACGCAAGAAGCCGAATTTGCGTGCATTCAGATCATCTTAAAGGAGACGTATGAACTTCGGAGAAGCACTGAGGCTGCTCAAGCTGGGCAAGAAAATGGCGCGATCTGGTTGGAACGGTCGGGGGATGTTTATCTATCTCGTCCCGGCTAACGCCTACCCCGCATCGACTCCCATCGCAAAGAGCCATTTCGGGGGCGAGTTGGTGCCTTGTAATGCATATCTGGCGATCAAGAACGTCGATGAGACGGTCAGCACTTGGGTTCCCAGCATCAACGATGTCCTGTCCGAAGATTGGGTCATGGCGTGACCCGCGAGATCATGGTCCACGCGATCCACACCGCAGACAAGCGGGACTTGCTGCGGAAACACACCCCCTCGCTGGAGCATATCCGCACCCAACTCGCACGGTCAGTATCGGAGCGGGTGATGCTGCACCCGGATGTCTTTACCGAGTCAGACTGGAGTGCGGACGGGAAGAAAACCTACTGCGCTACATGCATCGTTCTCACCCCTCGCGGATTTGACGATCTGGTAGAAAAGATCAGCCGCGACATCGAGCGCGGGATCAGACCAATGTACGGCGGCGTATACACACCGTAAAAAGGAGAAGAAATTGGCAAGTTTAAATAAGGTCATGATCATAGGAAATCTGGGCAAAGACCCGGAGGTTCGCTACACTGCTGGCGGGGTCGCGGTCGCATCGTTCTCTGTCGCTACGTCCGAGAAGTTCAAGGCCAAGTCGGGCGAGTGGGAAGAGAAGACCGAATGGCACAACGTGACCCTCTGGGCGCGGCTGGCCGAGATCGCCGGGGAGTACCTGTCGAAGGGCAAGACCGTCTACATCGAAGGTCGTCTCCAGACCCGGAAGTGGACCGACAAGGAAGGCAAGGACCGCTACACGACCGAGATCGTTGGCGAGAAGATGCAAATGCTTTCCGGTAAGGGCGAGGGTGCTGGTGGCGGCAGACCGGAGCAGCGTGAGCGCAGTCAGGCCGCGCAGGGCAGCAGTCAGCAGGGTAACAGCTACGAGGAACCCGTATTCAACCCGGACGATGAAATTCCCTTCTGATTCTAGGTAGTTACGAGGTTTCTTTGAAGAAATGCTTTAAGTGTGGAACGACTAAACCTGTGAGCGACTTCTATAAGCACCCCCAGACGGCTGACGGTCGGCTGGGAAAGTGTAAGGAGGCACGACAAGGTTGCATACGCCATCGTCGCGCCCGTTTAATCCATCAAGTAGAATGATTGTTCTTGACAAAAGAACGAGAACATGAGATCAATGCCGCTATGCTCACTCCCGGTTGGAAGAAAACATTGACTGACACCGTCCGCGACCTGAAAGTGGTTTCGCCGGAATTCACTGGCAAGCTGGTGATCAACGTCAACAACGGTGCGATCTGCGACGTAGAGAGGCAGGAGAAGCTGAAGTAGATATTCCGGGGTAGCTCAGTGGTAGAGCGTTCCCCTGTTAAGGGAATGGTCGTAGGTTCGATACCTACCCCCGGAGCCAAAATTAAATATAACACCCCGGTTAAATTCTTCCTCGTAAGAGGTTACTGAACCCCGGATTGATAGTTCCTTCACAGGCTATTGATCCGGGTTTTTTTGTTTCAAGGGACGGTCAATGGCGTACACCAGCGGATTAGGCTCGGTCCAGTTCCTGAGTAACGAGGAACTCGACGCACAGGAAGATGCGGCCAAGATGGCAGAGCGTGAACTGGTCGTAGTTGCGTCCACGCTTGCCATGTTCGTCCGTGACTTCTTCAGCACCGCCAAGACCGCCAAGCTCACCATCGATCAGGAATACCTGCGCCTCACTCGTCAGTCCCTTGGCGAGTACGAGCCTGAGATGCTGGCCGCGCTCAGAGACGCCGGTATGCCCGAAGACTTCATTCGCCTCGTCAGCCGCAAAGAGCGCGATGTCGAAGGGTGGTTGTGGGACGTGTTCAACTCGATGGGCGACAGGTCGTGGGATATCACCCCTGACGCTGATCCGGTTCTCCCCCCGTCCATTGAGGCGTTCATCAACGGGAAGGTGCAGGACAGTATCATGGATCACCCCGAAGTTCAGGCGATCCTGATGCAGGCCCAGCAGACAGGGCAGGCACCCGACCGTAGGAAGATCGCATCCATTGCACGGCAGGAAGCCGCCACCCTCTCCGACGAGGCGGTAGCTGACGCCCGTCAGTACGGCGAGGAGAGATGCACCGCGATGGAGAAGGTCATACAGGACCAGCTTGATGCTGGTGGCTACTACGACGCCCTCAAGGCGTGCATCAATGACCTGTCGCGCCAGCAGGCTTGCATCATGAAGGGTCCGATCCTCAAGCGCAAGAAGATGCTGGGCGAATGGAAGCAGGTTGGCAACAGGTGGAAACCCGTTGTCGAGTCCCAGATCATTCCGTGCTTTGAGCGGGTTTCCCCTGCTGATTGGTATCCGGTCGCCAACAGCAACTCCATCCACGACGGGTCCGCTGTCGAGCTTGAGCATTTCAATGATCCGGCAGACCTCTCCAAGCTGATCGGAGTCCCCGGATACCGGGATGACGTGATCAAGTTGATCCTTGCGACCTATGCCAATGGGCATAAGGAGTCCACCCCCATCGCCCCGGAGAGGTTCCTGCTGGAGAAGCAGAACACGACCGGCATGTACTCCGACAAGGGTCTCGACTCCCTCAACTTCTGGGGCGAGATCTCTGGCAAGTTGCTGAAGGATTGGGGCATTGAAGAGGCGGTAGACGAGGCCGAATTCTACTTCTGCAACGTGAAGATGATCGGCAGCTTCGTGTATCGGGCGATCATCAACCCGGATCCGCTCGGCAGGAAACCGTACCACGGCACCAGCTTCATCAAGAGCAACGACTCCCAGTGGGGAACCGCTCCGGGGCAACTCTGCTACGACATTCAGGGCTTTTGCAACAACGTGGTCCGCAACCTGTCCCGCAACATCAGCGAGTCGGCTGGGCCGATGGCAGAGGTTAACGAGGACCGACTGGCAGAGGGTGAGTCTCCCGACAGGTGGCCCGGAAAGACGTTTGTCACCACGAACAAGGGGATGCAGTCGGGCGATGTCGTAAAGTACTTTCAGGCGCAGTTGATGGCGACAGAACTCTGGACTCTGTTCCAGAACGCCAAGCTGGAACTGGACTCCATCGTCATCCCGTCCTTTGGGCAGGGGTCTTCGTTGACGAAAGGTGGCGGCAGGACTGCTTCAGGTCTGGCGATGATTGCCAACGCCGAGTCCCGCAACCTGAAAGTGTCAGTCTGGAACGTAGACAACGACATTCAGATACCGTGCATCGAGCGACTGTTCGTCCACAACATGCTCTACTCGGACGATGACAACATCAAGGGTGCGCTGAAAGTCAAAGCCCGTGGAGTAGCTGCCCAGCTAGTCAAGGAAAACATGAGCGTCAGGCAGGGCGAGTTCATGACTCGCATCATGAACCCCCTGCTCGCGCCTGTCGTAGGTACCAAGGGTCTGGCCTACCTCGTCCGCAAGGATGCGGAGAACTTGGGACTCGACCCGAATCAGGTCGTCCCCAACTACGCCCAGATAGAGTCGTCAGCCCCGGCGTCAGCACCCCCGAATCCCGTCGCGCAACAGGACGCTGCACAGGCTGGCGGGGCGCAGGCAGCGCAACTACCGGGACCGGCAGAGACTGACGTTGCAGGCACGCCCATGGCGCAGAATAACGGTGACCGCACCGCAGGGTAGAAGGGACGCTTATGCAGAGAGTCGATGAGAAATTGGCGAACGCGCTGATCAGGCTGGGGAACGACCCGGACTTCGTCCATGTCCACCAGTGGCTGACAGGTAACTACCGCTGCCAGTTGGTGGAGAACGTCGATCTGACGGGCGAAGCTGGAGTGAGAGGGCAGGGCGCGGCCAAGGTGCTGCAGGAGATTACAGACATTTTCGACAACCCCCGCGAGTTGGCTGAGAAGTTGAAGCAGGGAGCCGCGAGGGCAGCAAGTAAGAAGGTAGGCAGGTAGGCAGTAACAGGGACACCGGAGACGGACCCTATCCCAGCAGGCGGCGACCGTGAAGACGAGCCAGAGGAGCAGCATGAACGCACGAATGAGATTGATGAGAGAAAGGGCAGATGAGTCGGCTCAGTTACTGGCAGATGCGTTTGTAGATCCCGCAACCAAGCCCGAAGTGGCTGGTCTCCCGGCGGCTGCAGTCGTGCCTGAACAGGTAGCTGACGTGATCCCCGTCCCCGCAGCAGCACCGATTGCTGACCCCGCAGTCGCGGGTCTGCAGGCTGAAATCGCACGACTGAACGCCCGTCTCAACGACGAGAATAACCCTACCGACAGAGCGAGATACTCGTCTCTGCAGGGGATGTTCAACGTGATGAGAACCGAGATGGACGCTCTGAAGGCGGCAGCACTGGTCCCGGCAGCGGCGATTATCCCCGACACCACCGAGTACGACACTCTGGTGAAGGAGCAGGGCGAAACCACTGCGAATCTCCTCAGACCGTATCTGGTGAAGATCGCAGAAATGGAAGCGACCCTCGCTGGCGTCACCGGAGAAATGAAGACCACCAAGGAGCAGACGGGCAGGGTGGCACAGGTGCAGGCCCAGACCGCCGACGAGCAGTTCTTTACCGCTCTGGAGACGGCGTCCCCCGGCTGGAAAAAGACCAACGGGTGGGCAGCGGAAGGGGTCGTACAGGATCCGCGCTTCGATGCCTTCATCAGGTCGAACATCCCCGGCACGCTGATACCCTACCAGACCGCCATGAACGAGGCATACGGCAAGCGCAACGCTGCCAGTGTGGCTGACATCTTCACGACCTTCCAGAAGTCTCTGGGGGTCATCCCTGCGGTCCCGGCAGTCCCGGCGGCGAAGACGGCGCAGGAGGAACTCGCCAGATTAGTTGAAGCGGACAAGGTCGGGAAGGGTGCAGCAGTCCCGGCGGCTGGTGCCACTGAGATCATCCCTCACGCCGAGTACGACGCATTCGTCAACAGCATCAAGCGCGGAACATTTACGGGGACTCGCGATGAGCGTACAGCCCTGCAGAATCGATTCGATACAGCATTGAGCGAGAACCGGATCAGGTAATTGATCACCAACTAGCAAGTCCGTTGCGGGAGAACACCCGCCACAAAGGATGCCAAGATGAAAACTTTCTGCCACAAACTACTCATGCTCCTGACGGTGATCGTACAGGCACCTATCCTCGCCATGATGGGGATCGTCCCCGGCGCTCCGGGTGCCATCGACTACAGTCAGGCGGGTCTGGACAAGCGCATTCCGTGGGCTTTCTCCAACAAGACCATCCTGAAGTTCTACGATGCCTGCGTGGTTGCCAGCATCACCAACACCGACTATCAGGGCGAAATCTCTGGTCTGGGTTCCAAGGTCATCATCAACACGACCCCGGACACCAAAATCAGTAAGTACTACAAGGGCAAGCTGATCAACTGGCAGGATCTGTCCAGCCCTTCCGTGGAGCTTGAGATCAACCGCGCCATCGACTTCGCGTTCAAGATGGACAAGGTGGACCTGAAGCAGTTTCAGGACAAAGCGTTCCTCGACAAGCAGGCTGCAGACGCCGCCAAACAGCAGAAGATCTACATTGACGGCGAGTTCCTCGGTTCCGTGTTCGTGGACGCCGCCGCAGCCAACAAGGGTGCCTCTGCTGGCAAGAAGACCGGCATCACCGCCACCGGCAGCGCGAACAGCGGCTACAACCTCGGCGCAACCGGCGCCCCCGTCGCGGTTACCAAGACCAACATCATCGACAAGGTGCTTGAACTCTCCGGTATCGGTGAAGAGCAGTCGTGGGACGAGGACGGTCGCTGGCTGGTCATGCCGAGCCACTTCACGGTCATGCTGCAGCAGTCCGACCTGAAGGATACCTCGATGACCGGCAGCGAGTCCACCCTCCCCAACGGGCGTCTGGGCAAGCTCGGCAAGTTCACCCTGTACTCCTCCAACCTCCTGACCGGGGTCTCGGATGCAGGCCAGAACTGCTACAACATCATGTTCGGCCACAAGAGCGCGATCTCCTTCGCCTCCCAGCTTGAAGAAGTCGAGTACTTCGACAAGCTTGAAACCACTTTCGGCAAGGGCATGAAAGGTCTGCAGGTATACGACTGGAAATGCACCAAACCGGAGTCCCTCGGCGTCTGGTACGCCTACAAGGCACAGTAATATAACGGGGGCGGCTACGGTCGCCCCCATAACCTTCCTCTGGAGGAATTAACATGATTGTCGATCAGACTGGCGGTGCAGCCGCCTGCTTCCCCTACAACGGCAAAGACAAGCACTTTGTCACCCGCCCCATCACCGTCACCCTCACCCCTGACCGCGTCACTGGGGATGTCATCAAGGCTATTCCTGTGAAGAAGGGCTGGCTGGTTAAGGGCGTCATCTCCAAGACCGTGCAGGCTGCGGCTGGTGCAGCCGTCGTCACCCTTAACGCTGGCGTTACCGGCGGCGACGTGGACGGGTTCGATGTCCTCGACGGTCTGTCCGTTGCAGGCACCGTCAAGCAGTCCATCCCGGCAGACGGCTACCCCGCTCTCGGCGGGTTCATGGTTACCGCAGACGGCACCATCGACATCCTCTGCGCCACCATTACCGGCGTGATCACCACCCCGGCGATCTTCACCGTGCAGGCCGAAGTACTGGTCACCGACTAAAAAGGAGTTCCATCATGGCACATCGTATGGGTCAGGCCACCATCGACGAACTTACGCTGGCGGGTCAGAAGAATGCGGACGGAGTCAAAGTTCTCATTCTCGATGAACTGGGCAAGGTTCTCGATGCCACTGGCACCATCGCTGCTCCGGTCTCCAAGCCGGGGTATGCGGTCGGGTGCTTCTACCGGGGTTCCGGGGTTCTCTACATCAACAAAGGCACCACCCTGCTCTGCAACTTCACGGCAGTGACGGTAGCCTAATCGTAACGGATGGCGGGGGCAACCCCGCCTTCTTTCAAGGAGCGCCAGATGGGAAGAAATATCCAGCAGAGACTGTACAATGACCCGCCCCCGCAGACGGTACTTTCCGGGGCGGTGAGCGCCTCGCTGAAGTTTGCCGAGATTTTCATTCAGGCGACAGCGGACTGCTTTTACTGCATCAGCCCCACGGGCGCAGGAACGGACGGTAATCCTGTCGGCCCGACCAACGGTCACTTCATGCCTGCGGGAGGGTCTGCAGCCTTTTCTGGGCTGAATTCCGCGCATAAGCTTGGCGTATCAGGCGGCACGATGTACATCTCGGCGTGGGGGTAATATGGGATTCGGACTTGCAAGCTTCGGTCTCGGAGGCGGGGCGGGGCTGTCGTCCGGGTTACCCGCCTCCCCCATCACCGACCTGTTCAACGGCTTCGATGCTCGTGGCACGTTCGTCGGCGGTCCTACCCAGGCACTCGACAACCTCGGCGTGCTCCAGACCTCCCCTGCTGGTGTGCTGCCATTGCAGGGTGGAAGGTTGAGCTATTCCCTGGCCGAGGGTGCTACGCTTGGTCCTGAACTGGTGGTTAATGGTGGGTTTGATACATCACTCGCAGGGTGGGTAATCTCAAACTCTTCTGCACAAACTGTTGAGTGGGTAGCAGGCAAATTGCACATTGTATCAAATGGTGCAGCAACTGATATAGATCAATCCATTGTAGGTATTGGCAAGACATATCAGGTAGGAGTCACTGGTTGGAACAATGTTTCTGGTGTTGGTAAAATCCAGCTAGGTGCTGCTGGCACATCATATAACCCCCCCAATGGTGATTCTGTCTCTGTACACACTAACACTGGCTCATCTCCAATTTTTTATGTGGCGAGGGAAGCAGCTTGTGAGTTCTATGTGGATGGCATCTCAGTCAAAGAAGTCATCCCCATCTGGCTTCCTACAGCTGCCAATGGCTCCCCCCTCTGGCCCTCACAATCAATCAGAACCCGCAAGGGAAATGTGCAGAAGTACCCAAGTGAAGCTTCTGCCACCAACCTGTTCCTCAAAAGTAGTCTCTTTGGTGATGCTGTTGGGTGGATCAGAACACGGGCTGTGATTACCCCGGCAGCAGCCATTGCCCCAGATGGCACCCTTACAGCCCAGAAGATCACCAGTGATGGCACAGGTTCCGGGTATGCCTACCAGTCCATCCCCTTTACTGCTGGGCAAGCATATACCTTGTCTGTGTATGTCAAACCAATAAGCACACCCTACGTGAATCTGACCTCCTTCACACAATCAGGGCTTGCTTCATTTACCCTCACAGGGGCAGGGACCATTGGAGCACTGTCAGGGATAGCTACAGGGTCCACATTGATAGCACTCCCTAATGGGTGGTACAGGTGTACTGCCACATTTGTAGCAAATGCCACAGCATCCAATAACATCGGTGCTCCAGTTGGTACTTACAATGGTGATATGTTCTACGTCTGGGGCGCACAGTTGGAAACTGGGGTTTTTGCATCCTCCTATATTCCGACTGACACAGTAGCAGTCACCAGACCGGCATCCATCCTTGGCTATCTGAATGAACCGGCGAGGACGAACATCTTATGGAACTCTGCTAGTGGGATGGGTGACACTTTCGCTGTATCAGCACAGACGTACACCCTAAGCATGATTGGCAGCGGTTCAATAACACTCTCTGGTGTGGCAGTAGGAGTTGCTACAGCTTCGGCACCACTTACATTCACACCGCCAGCCGGTACGCTTACACTGACTCCCGCAGGGTCGGTGCTGCACAAGCAGTTGGAGGTCGGAGCATTCAAAACTTCTCCAATCGTCACCCTTGCGGCACCCGCCACCCGCCCTGCCAGCAACTACACCCGCCTGACAGCAGGGGGGTTGCGGGGGAATGACTTTGGGGTATGGGGAAGGGTAATTCCGAGCGCCGGGGGGCAAGGCCCAGTATATGTGTTTGGTGCCGCCGTGGACGGGGCTAATACATCAGGTATCGCTGTAACTGCCACCCAAATTACATTTAACAAGTACATCTCTGGTGTTAATCAAGGGGGTGCGGCTGTTATGTACAGCCACACAACTATACCCTTTGAATATTTATTTTATCAGTCCTCTGTGTACGGCTGGGGTCTGAAGATAAAGCAGGATGGTGGTGCATGGGTGCCTTGGCAGGTAAAAAGTGATGATAGCGGGAAACTCCCCCTACCATTACCAAGTATGTTTCAGATCGGTGGTCGTGGTGGGATACTTCAGATGTCAGGCAATTTCCCATTCACCCTGATCCTTCAGTCAATGGACCCAAAAGCCGAACTTGAGAAACTGGCAGCGAAGTACCCGTGAGGCTCGGCACTGGCACAGGGAAGGGCATGCCAAACCTGACACTGAGCATGTTGCTGATGCTCGGACGGTGCAGCAAATGCCAGTTTGAGGTGTGCCAAGTCCCTTGCCCTTATCCCGGCAGGGAAGCGGCGAGCAGGGCATGCAGGGAGTGCCGAGCGGTAACGGGCGAATGTCCGAATGCAGGATGCAAGATGGCAATCATTCATTCGGAATGAATTTGCATTGCGATTGTCAAGGGAAAAGTGTATAACGGAATTTGTTTCCGCACACCACTCGTAGCAAGGGAGAATTATATGAACGTGAAATACCTCAAGAAAAAGGGCGATCCAGACAGTATCTACCACGTCCACACCGAAGGTCTGGCCGAGCGTGCCGACATGGAACCGTTCGTACCGGCATCAGAGAAGGTGGAAAGCGTCCTGCTCCAGAATGCTGACGCCCCGGTCGAGTCTGGTCGTCTGGCTGCGATCAAGAATGCCATCTCCCTGATCCCCGTCGAGAACTACGGCAAAGCTGCCGGTGGTCGTCCCTCTATGCCGAGAGTCGCTGACGTGTCCGAGATCATGAAGTCCAAGGTCAGCGTTGACGAGATCGTTGCCGCCATGACCGCCACCGAAGAGGTCTAATCATGAACGCAGCGGAACTGCTGGAAGCGGTCAGAGCAAGGCTTGACGACTCGATAGGTGGTCCCACGGATAAGCTCTGGAGCGACACCGAAATCATCCGCGACTACGCCAACCCCGTGCGTAACCGGATGTTCCTCGCCTGCCGCAGGATGATCACCGACTCGTCAACTGCCTCCGACCTCTCGACAGTTCCGCTGCCTCTGTGCGGCATAGTCCTTAAAGCGGGGGTTGCCAGTTACGACCTTTCCCCCCGGATCATCCGCATCACCCGGATGAAGCTGGTCTCGCAGCGGGATCCACTGGTCGAGATCTCCGCTACCGACCTCGACGCGAGATACCCCGGCTGGGAGGAGTACCCGCCGGGAAAACCTTGGGGGTTCTGCCTCGACCTCGATACCGACGCGGTGACCTTCATTCCTGCCCCGCTTGCCGACGATGCCGCCCGACTGAGCGTCTTCAGGCATCCTCTCAAGCCGATTGCGCTGCCTGCGGTTGGCGACGTGTCCGCGCAGCCCGATCTGGGATTCCGAGAGGAGTATCATGCCGACCTGATCCCCGGCATCCTTGAGATGGCGTTCAGCAAAAAGGACAGTCAGACCGACTCCCCGGCGCTGTCTGCACTGGAGGGCAAGCGGTTCGCAGCGAGGGTCGAGGACATCAGGCTGGAACTCCAGAAGCGCACGGCAACCACCCACACCAATAAGCCGCGCAAGGCGTTCAGTAACCGATAACCGGGGAAACCATGTCCACTACCAAGAATGCAGTCCTATTCAGGAAGTGTCTCGGACTCAACGATCTACGCTCCATGGAGACGCAGATCATGAAAGTCGATGGGCGCGATCCCGAAGCTGGGTCCGTTGAGCTGATCGGCTGCATGAACCTCACCACAACGGCTGACGGTCGGCTAGAGAAGATCGCAGCGTACGTCCCGGCGCTGACCCACACGTCCCCCATTACCGGCATCTCGGCTGGTGGCCGGTTTCTGTTTCAGGACGGAGTCGATACGCGGGAGTGGCTGGGCGGCACCACGGTCATCAACCGACTCCCCCTCACGGATGGCCCAGTGGCGCATACCCCCATCGACTGCCGCGTGTCCGGTGTAACTACGGTCTACAAGAGCGCCAACGGTTCCCCTGTGATGCAACAGGCAACGGTTGGCGTCAACTCGACCCCCTCTAAGCGGGTTCTGGCGGCACAACCGGCGTTCGACCATGCCTTCGTCTACAATGCCAAGCTCTACGCGGTGAACCATGCCGATCCCCGGTTCCTCCAGTACTCCGAAGACAACGGGTACGACCTGTGGAGCTACGGTGACGGCTTTATTGGTCATGCTGACCCTATCCTTCAGGCTGGGTCCATCGGCACGGTAGGGAAAGCGCCGATGATGTCTTCTGGCTGCATACTGCTCACCCATCACAATGGGGTTACCGTCCACATCGGTTCTGGTCCCGGCGACTTCGTCAAGAAGTTTTACCCCTGCAAAGTCATAGACGGCACGCTCTACTCCGGATATGTCAGCAAGGCGATCAGCTTCGGGCATGTTTTCCTGTGTGCCGATGGCGTTTACATGGTGACGCCTGACGGGACAATGTCAAACCTCACCCCGAATACTGCAAACTATCTCGGCCTGCTGAACGCGTCCTACGCCTGTGCGACCGTACACGATGGAAAGTACCTCGCTTTCGGGACCACCCTTTGCGTCGAGTACGATTTCAGGACCAAGGGATGGCTAAAAAGGGCAAGTTTCGGGGTTAAGGCGGCAACCGTATGGCACGGGCAGAACTACTACGCTACGGGGTCTACAGTGTCGTCTCTCGGTACGGAGGTTGACAACACCGGCAACTTCGGAGTCAGCCTGACTCTTCCCTTCTCAGACATGGGCGCTCCCGGTATCAAGTCGGTCACAGAACTCTACTTTTCGGGAGAGATCGCCGTCGGTGCGACCATCACCGCCACGGACAACACGGGGCGCTTCTGGTCGTTGGCGGTCCCAGCCCTTGGCAAGGTTACCAACCGGCGCATCAAGACTCCCCACGGGAAACTGGGGAACCACATCTCCATCAAGATCGACTGCCCTGCTGGTGCCTTCCGGATAGAAGAACTCCGAGGAGTCTTCGCTGCATCCGACGTGAGCGGCTGATGGACGCTCCTTCATTCCCGGTGCTGCGGCAGGCTGATGCCGACAACGGTGCTTACCGGGGCATCGCTATGGCGCAGATGCGGATCCTCGCTGCCTACATGAAGCTGGCTCGGCTGGACGTGTCCTCGCGGACGATGTCCCTCGCGAACGGCGTAGTGATCACCTGTCGTAAGTGCTTCGGTCGCGAAGACGTGTTCATTGATATCCCCGACGCCATCAGCGCCGTCTCGAGGTACTTTGAACGGCGCTTCGCAGGGATCGTTCTGCATCCGAGGTCGGGAGGCGTGCAGCCTCTCACCTACAGGGTAGTGTCCAAGGACGCGTTCGGTATGATGCTGACATCCTACCACACGCTCAACGGGGTGGCGGGTGGGTGGCAGGGTGGCAGGGACGCATTGACCACGAAATACATATTCCCTCTGGTTGACGCCGATGATGCCAGTTTCTGCACTGGCTTAGAAACGGTGGACGCCTACGAGGGGGGTGCCATCGTTGGGTCCGAAGCGCCCAAGAGGGTGAGTCGGTTCGTATCCCCCGGAGCGTACGGGAACCTGTACTGGCACAACGATGCCGCATGGGACAACTCCGCTGGCAAGTTCGACCACCCCCTCGTCTGCTATTCGTGGAAGGGAACACCGACCCGCCACGGCAGACTCCCCTCTGACACTGAGATACCGGGGTTGTCCATCGTGGAGCGGGTGGCGGTTTCGGGCATCTACGATGATATCCCGGACTTCACCGCGTTTGGCACCGCGCTCTACCAAGGCGGCAGGGTTGCGCTTTCTGCCCCCAGATTTTCATGGCCGATGGGCGCACCACAGGACCGATGCCTCGTCCTTGGCATGACGCGGGACGCGGACGGCGCGATCTTTATCGTGACCCATGATGATCACTACTCGGCCCCCGGATTTGCTTGGTACTTTTCGGACGGGGCGACAAGGTTTGGCGCGACTGACCTCGTCGCCTCTGACTACCTTGCTGCGGTCAACAACATCCCAACCCCTCCGGTTCCGAAAATCCGGATCACAAAGAAGATATCCCTGACGAAAGGGGGCTTCTGGTTGGGCGTCTGGAGCAGTAGGTTCTCGGCGGGGGACCAGTTCCGCTCGGACGGGTGGGAGTTGGTGGCTGAACACGCGTACGGTCGCAACGGACTCCCTTGGTTCGGCAACGCCAGCGGCACGGAGTTAGTCTGCAGTAACGGCGACAGGCTCAGTCTGCCGTCAGGTGCCTTGGCGGTGCAGGGACCGCACGGATCCGGTGAGTATGCCGAGTCCCATGACTCCGTGTATGTCCATGGAATCCATTCAAAATACAAGGGCAGTGGGTTTTTAGCCGAATATGCTGGAGATGCGCTGAAGGGCATGGCGACAGCATTTGAGTTTGAGTGGAAAGACTTAGTAAGGTCAGGGAAATGGGTTTCCAGTATGGTCGAGGGTCCGTATAGCAATTATGGAGGAAACCATTCTCCTACCTACTATACCCAATCGTCAGAAGAAACTTGGCTCGTAAACCAATTCTGTGCAGCATTGTCTCCGTCCCCCATATATGCACCACCCGGAGAACATGACTGCACTGACACCCTCCCCGGATACGTCGCCACCCCCTGCCTCGCGACCGACTATCTGGGATACTTCCCCAACCAGCCGGGAGAAATGCGAGTTACATTGGTAAGCAAAACCCGATCTGACTGGGTTGGCGACTTACCCGGAGAGCATCATGATATCCACACAAACTACACGGCAACGCTTTGCGGCGTGACCATCCCCATCGTGCGGACAGACAGAGTATGGGTCGCGCAATACGATCCGCACTCCAAACTCGACCCGAATGCCCCTCTCTTCCTTAACGTGAAGGAGGATTGCGTAATAGAGAAATCTACGATCCACTACGTTGACCACCGATACGGCGTCTGCCTGTACCGCTACCAGAAAGATGAAATACACATGGAGGTAAACAGCACGCAAACTGTCGTGATGAATGAATACGGGTGGTGGGGAAGGGCGAGGGTGGCAAACATAACGGATAAGTCCTACAAGGCGCAGAGTACAGAGGAATGGCACCTTGTGATCGACGGCGAGGACAGGATCCTGACCTCCTGCAAGCGACTGCTCCAGCCGTTCGGGTCGCCCAACGGGACGAAGCTGGACAGGGGTACTTGCCTGTTACTGGTGATCCCCACCCCATCCTCGTCGGCTGGCACGACTGCCCCGGATGCGGATAACGTCTCCCGATTGGGGTGCTATGAGTACGAATACGTCCCCTATTCCGAGCAGGAAGTGTCCGATGGCGGTAACGACCACTTTTACCCTGCATGGTGCAGGAGCTTGCAGGAAGACCCGTTTTGGAAGGCGGCGGCGGCTAGAAAATATTCAAACTGGTGGGACCACGCCGATCCGTTGGTAGGCACTCAGGGGTACGAACCACCCCCGGTGACGGTCGAACCCCTGCCGCTCGGTTCGTTTGTCCGACATCCAGCCCTTGGGGATATGTACCAGTTTTTGTTCACAAAGATGGATGGACAGAATTTTGTTGTGACATCGGGCAACTTGAATCCTGAGATCGATAAATGCCTTGCCTCTGCCAATGTGGCAACTCACGATACTACGCTTTACTTTCCGCTGTCACTCATGTAGGATGAATATTCATGCCAATAGAAATGCCAGACATCACCAAAGGCCCGAAAGATGTAGATTTGAGTGAGTATACGGAAGAACTTGAGTCGATCCTGCTGCGGGATGGGCGGGTGGTTCAGCGAAAGACCTACAGGCTGATACCGAAAGACTGCATCGTAACAGGAGGATCCTAGCATGGACATCGTGACTTATGACTTGGGGGCGCTGCAGATATTGAAGAAATATCTGGCAAGCACGGAACTAATCGTGCTGCTGTTTACCAATGACATTGTCCCTACGCCGGACGATACGATTTTGTCCCTTGCGGAGGCAACGGGAGGCGGGTACGCACGCAAGGTTCTCGCTCCGTCCGGTTGGGTCTGCTCCATCGACGCTGATGGTATCCCGCAGGGGCGACACACGCAGCAGAACTTTACGTTCAACGGGCAACTCGCTGGCAACCCGGCAGTCTACGGGTATTGCCTCATCGACTCTGACAATATAGCGATCTACGCGCAACGCTCGCCAGAGTCGTACTCCCCGGCACTGGACGGCGATGCAGTGCTGATCGTGCCGACATACAGACTGAGCAACGGCACGCCCACCTAAAGGAGATGGACTATGGCATGGACAGCTAAATCGGCATTGACAGGACTGGGCGTGACGCTATCCGAGGTCAACAACGCGAATACCGACTATGTGGCTACGAACCACTTCTCTGGCTGGGTCACGCTCAACCCCGGTGAGACTGCCGATGTCCAGATTTCCGTAGACTTCGGAGCTACGGGCGGCGACATGTTCGCCCGAATCGTGACAACGCTGGACGATGCCGCAGAGGTCGCGGACTCGCATCCGCACGGCATAACCACCGTGCCGCTTCTGCCCTCCTCCACGGTGGTCCGGTCTATTCTCGTCACCGGGGTCTACAAGTTTCGGCTTGAGGTGCGTAAATTTGGCACCACGGCAGGCGCTTACACCCCTTCGGCCAGCATCCGCAAGAACGGGGTCAACATCATATGATCTCCTACCTGCAAAGGGTGGACAGGACGGCGCAGCCGCCAGCCGCGACCCCTCTCAGGGCAGATCGGCATTGGAGTACCGATGGGTTGGTGGCGTGCTGGCCTTTCAATGACGGCGCTGGCAGTGTCGCGGTGGGTCTCCCCGGTCCCAAAGTTACCCCGGACAGGGACATCACCGCCGCTGTTACTGGGCTGGCTGCGTACAGGGACAACGCAGCGGACTTCACTTTTTGCGGCAACAGTTATAACTCCACAGGCAAGCTTGCCACGAACATCGTCGTAGACCCAACGGAATTTTCCGTTGTCATTCGGTTTAGGAAAAAGACTCTTCCAATGGCCCAATACTGGTCTGCCATTTTTGCCACGGAAATAACCACAGAGAACCAGCTTTCGCCGCAACTCGCGTTTACTGACCAAGGTAACTTGATGTGGAAATTCGCCAATTTGTTCCAGTCAACTGGTGGGGTTTGGGGCGCATCTTATGCCAAGGTAGTCCCCTCCTGCAATTTTTGCGATGGCGCATGGCATACTGCGGTTGCCACGTTTAAACGCGATGCCGGGACATGGCGCTCTACTGCATGGTGCGAGGGGAGCGTCGAAACCGATGGCGGTACGATCAACCAGACCATGCCAGCCGTAAATATACGGTTCGGCGGCAGCTTTCATGCTCCGTGGAACATGGCAGAGTACAGTGGGTTTGACGGAGAGCTAGGTCTTATCGCCTACTACAACCGGGAACTGAACACGAACGAGTGCGCCATGATGGCGGCAAATCCTTTTCAGCTATTTGAACCTGCAGTTCTCATTCACAACAGGTTCCCGACTTCGTACACCGTCCTCGCGTCTGGGGGGGCGGTCGCCGGGGGCAACGTGCGCTGGCCTATGCGTATCACCCCCACAGGAGGTGCCGTAGCTGCCCCCAAAGGCGAGATAGGTCTCGTCATGCGCGGAAACCGGGGGGTAGTCCTCACCGCCACTCCGGTCAAGTTTAACATGACCCCAACGACTAAACGATTCACCATGACCGAGGTCTGACATGAGTATTCTACTGCGGAAGGGGCAGGGCTATAACGCTGAGTATGCGTCCACGGATTACCCAGTGCTTTCCTCCGATTGGACGGGGGATATATCCCTCTATACGGTGTATCCCGGCATCGCGAGGTTCACAAAGGCGCTCACGCGGTCAGACAACAAGATGATGCTTGCGCTGGACGCAGGCGACATCAGTGGCCTAGACGCTGGAGTGTATTACTTCGCCTCTACGATAAAAAACTCGGTCACAGGACTGTCTATCACATCGGTGAACTTCGCCACGGTGACAGATTTGACAATCGCCAGCGGTCCAATGTGCAGGATTTTTGTGACCGTTGCCAAGGCTGACGGGACGCCTGCTGGGAAGCAGACGAAGACCCTCGTCAACGCTGCCCTGCCGGGTAAGACATCTTCTATGCAGGTAGTACTCGGATGGGCTGGAGTTCCCCTCTCTGCCGACCACTTGATGGTCGATCTCATCTCCGGGTGCGTCATCGGCACGGAGCGCATCTCAACAACGACCAATGCGGCAGGATATGGGGAGTTGAACGTGGTTCAAGGCGTGATGGTCAGGATCACATGCCCATCCCTTGGCAAACCCGTAGACGTTGACACCACAGGTCTGGACGCTATCGACATTAGCGAATACTTTTAGGGAGGGCGTATGGCTGAAATACCGACAACTACCGATCTAGACATCACCGCAGGCAACACATCCGCTGCAGTCCGCGATGTACTGGAGGCTAAGTACGCTGACGCCAATAACTGGGCGACATGGTCTGCCGGGATGCTTAAAGAAAACATCGCGGACATCAACAACCTGCTTGGAACCGACATAGTCGGCAACAACCTCGCGTCCCTGACCGGGGTGCTGGATGCCATCCAGTTGTATACCCCTCCCGGCGCTTTTACTTATACGCCCCCCGCAGCCCCGTTGTATGATGTGGTCCCCACATATGCAGAGCAGACCCTTGGGGCGATTCTCGCTATCCCGGCAGTGGAAACCATCTCCATCGGGGACGCTCCCTCGACTGCGGTGACTTTCGAGAACTCAGAATACTCGGACTCGCTACTGGGGTCGCTCAAGACGAAGTTGAGTGCAGACCTTGCAGCGGGTAGCACGGGTCTGGGTGACGCGGAAGCTGCATTGTTCGCGAGGTCTGTCGCGAGAGAGAACGACGTACTGGATGACGCATACAACCAGATCACCGCCGACTTCTCTAGCCGGGGGTATGACATGCCTCCCGGTGGGATCCTCGCCCTGAAGGAGCGCGAGAACAACAAGTCGGTGATCCGTCTGACCGATGTAAACGCAGCGATCATGTCAGAATCTGCGAAACTGGCTCAGTCGTGGAACCAGACCACCGTCACTGCCTGCGCCCAGATTCAGGACATTCTGGCGCGGGTCTTCGATAGCAGGATCGTCCGGAGCTTTGAGGCAGAGAAGATCCGGGTGACGCTCGCCCTTGAGGGGTTCAAGCAGGAGGTCGCGGTTGCTCTCGCGAAGGCAGATCTGAACAAAGTGGCAATCGCAGCAACGGTCGCAGTGAATGACGGCACCATCAAGGCATTCGTTGCCGAGATTGAGGGGCAGACCGCTCCGATCAAGGCGATAGCGGAAGGGAATCAAGCGCAGGCGCAGGCGTACTCAGCCGCTGTTCAGGCGTCGGTCGCATCCCTCAATGCACAGGCGATCCCTGAAGAACTGAAGCTTAAAGGTGTAACCGCTAACGCACAGGTCGCCGGGGTGAAGTCGGAAGCGGCGGCGAACGTGGCGAAGATCGCCATCGACGCGGCGGTGCGCCAGTTGACTCTGGAGGTCACAACCATCCAAGGTCTGGCGCAGTCCGCGTCCACGATGGTTGCGGCAGCACTCAACGGAGTTTCCGTGGCGACCTCCTTCGGATACAAAGCGGACACTTCAGTGTCGGTTGGGTCGGCCAACAACACCAACACCGCATACACTGCGACTCCCGGCACGCTGCCGACCTTGCACGCATAATCTTTTTGTGTTATAGATCATTCCGATGGAATGAATGGGAGGGGTAAGATGGGGTTCGATTGGAGCAAGTCCATAGGCGATAAAGTTGACGATTGGAGTCGCAAGATGATGGGTGCGCCGGGGATTATGTCGGGTTATGCGGAGGGTGGGATGCCTCTTGCGCTACCTGCCCCCGCATCGGGTATTCCGGGCGCTGGTGGAACCATTCCCGGTCCCGTGAATCTCGCGACAGGCGACGACACCATGACCCCCACGAAAAGGGGCGAGTACATCTGGCCCGTTGAGGCGGTCATGGCACTCGGCAGAACCTGCGTTAAGGGTGAAATTTCCGACGAGGATGCCCTTGCTCTGGGCAAACTCAAGTTGGACGCGGATGTCACCAAGCTGAAGGCGGCAGGCGGCGACAGCACTCCTGTGCGGAACGCTGGGCCTGTCGGTCTCCCGCAGCCGGGGTTCGCAGAGGGTGGCGCAGTCGGCAGCAACTATCCCGTCGCTGGATCCGGGTTCCCCGTTGCTGGTGCGGACTTCCCGGTCGCCGGTGCAGGATTCCCCGTGGCGGGGCTACCCGCGCCGACTCCTGCCCCTGTGCGCGGATATGCTGAAGGCGGGGCTGTCGGGGTAGAGACTCCGCTCACCGACGCTTTTAACGCAACGCCTTCGGGCATCCAGCCCATGCCGCCGCGACTCGCTGATCCGCAGCCGGGATACCCCGCAACGGCAAAGATGCCGATAGGCGAAGCACGCCGTCCGATGCCGGTTAGGCCGGTTAGTCCTAGCTTCCCCCTCGCAATGGCTCCCGCCGATGCAGGCCCGACCCCTCTGACGGACGCCTTCAATGGGATGGGGGCTGCAGGCGCGGCAACGCCCACCGTCCAGCCGAAGGTCAATGGCGTCTCCGGTATCGCATCGCCCCCCGCGCATCGTCCCCCGTCCGTCGAGGCACCCGACGATATGCCCGATAGTTCTTACGACCTGACGGGTCTTCAGCGGGATGCCAAACGGGGCAGCGCGGATGGCATCCTAGACCATCTAGTCGCCCAACGGGACGCATCAGGGCAGTCATCCGCGCCTGTATCTGGTGTGCAGGCGGCACCCCTCGCGGCACCTAGCGACTTTGCCAGCCACCTTGTTGCGGTCACCCACGGCAACACCTCTTGGGATTTATCCCCGGAACAGCAGACGGCAATGGCGACTGCCAACTTCAACGCAGATCAGGCGAACTACAAATCGGGCATAGAACAGCAGGCACCCCTGATCAATGCCAATGCCAACAAAATGGTCGCGGAGACCGGCAAGGCGAAGGGCGAGATGGAGAATAGTCTCGCACCGGGGATCGCCGGATCGCGGTCGGGACTGGAGAACGCGCAGGCAACGGACGCCCTTTCTCAGGCCAAACTGCGCGACTTTCAGGCCACCGTCGAGGGCGCAAGAGCGACCCATTCGGGCGCTGGCAACATCGCCACCATGGACGACCAGACGAAGAAAGACCTCGCAGCCAAGTACGCCATTACTGGAGTCCTTCCCCCTATGGGCAGGGGTGCTGCCGGTGAGGTGAATAGAACCGCCATCCTTGCCGAGTGGTCGAAGAGCATCCACGCAACGGGAGGCACGGTCGAAGAGCAGACGGCAAGACAGTCCGCGCTCAAGGCGAGTCAGGGCGAACTAGCGTCACTCCAGAAACAGCGCGGATCCGTCATGACCTTCGCCAATACCGCGATCAAGAACTTTGACATGGTGGATCAGCTTTCTCAGTCGGTCGGTCGGTCGGGTACTCCCCTTCTCAACAACTGGATACTGAAGGGTAAGCGGTCCATCGCGGGGGATGTCGATACTGTCAAATTCGATGCCGTTGTGCAGACTGCCATTGCCGAATACGCAAGAGTCATGTCCTCCGCTACCGGCGGGGGCGTAACGTCAGACTCTGCCCGAAAAGAGGTACAGGAGATGCTGAATACCGCCCAGACCCCGGAACAGGTCACGGGCGTACTCAAGACCCTGCGTCAGGAAATAGGCAACCGCAAAAGCTCGTACGACGAGAGCATCAATCAGATCAGAAGTGCCATCGCTGGCGGTGCCGAGCCTGCCGCACCGTCTCCCTCTGGCCTGCAGTCGCCCAGCGCCCAGCCGCAGCAGCAGTACTGGAAACAACCCGGAACCAACTCCGTAAAAATGGAATCGGTTAACTATCTACGGAATAACCCGTCTCCCGCAGTCCGCGCCGACTTTGACAAAATGTATGGTCCGGGTTACGCCGCGCTTGCACTCAAAGGATAAGGAACCCTAATGGCAAACATTTTCGACCAGTTTGAAGCGCCTCCCAAGCCTGCGGCAACCGCCAACGTCTTCGACCAGTTTGAGTCCCCGTCTGCAGCGGCTCCTGCTGTAGCGGAGCCAGTTGCCAGCGGTCTCCCGCAGTTTGCCTCCGCAGCCGATGCGGAGCGCAAGCAGGATGCTTTCGTCCAGAACGAGGGGACCACTGGCACCGTTGCCAAACACATGCTTAGTCGGGCGTTCAACCCCTCCGACCCCATTGCCCCTGCCAGTGGTCTCAACGCGGACTGGCTTACCCGTGTAGCCCCCCGCTCGGTCACATCCTTCATCCCCAAGGTCGTCGGCGGGGTTTATGACGCAATCAAGGGGCAGACCGACCCTCTGATTGAAGGTCTGGCTGACACCACCAACCCCAACGCGGCAGCAGAGATGCGGCAGAAGATGGAGACCAATGCGCTGAACGCCGTCAAGGGTCTTGGGGCAGCAACCACTTCGGGGCTGGGGTTCGGGATGGGCGAAGATGGCAATGTCAATTGGAGCATGGACAATGCCAAGAGGGCGTGGCTGTCCGACCCCGCCATGGCAGCGGCAGGCGTTATCCCCATGGCGCATCCTGCCATGGACCTCGCCAAACCTGCCATCAAAGGCACCGTTAAGGCTGTAGCGGACACTGGCGCTGGCATCCTTGGCACGACCACTGGGACCGGGACCAACTTCATCAAGCAGGCGGTGAAGGCGGGGTACGAGGGCAGCGCCGACTTCGTGAAGCACATGAGGGGGGAGGGCGAGGGTGGGGCAGAGATCGTGCAGTCCGCAAAGGATGCGCTGGGGCAGATAGCGACCGCACGCGGCGACGAGTACCGAGTCAAGCTGAAGGACATCGCGGATAACAACAACACCGCAGACCTCAACCTCGCCCCGATCCGGTCTGCGTGGGAGGTTGCTAAGACCAAGTTTGGGATCAAGACCGAGGACGTGCTGGACAGCAACGGCGTCCCGACCGGGGAGACCCGCCTGAACCTAGACCGCTCCACCCTTGGGCGCAAGGAGATGCCTGACGTTCAGGAGGTCTCTGACATGCTGGAGGGATGGGGGACCAAGGCGGGAGACACCACCCCGCTGGGGCTTGACCTCCTCAAGCGCAAGCTCGACAACCTGTACACCGAGTCGAAAGACAGCCGAGTTATTGTCTCAGGTTTGCGGGACATCGTCAAGAAGACCATCGTGGAGGCAGTGCCTGAATACGCTGACATGACTAAGGGATACGAGACTGCAACTGGCATGATCAACGAGATGGACCGCACTCTATCTCTTGGCAGAAAGCCGATGATTGACACCACTATGAGGAAGCTCACGCAGGCGATGCGTGATAACTTCCAGTTCAGGCACGAACTGGTGACCACGTTGTCAGATATGACCGGCGAGGACTTACCCTCAATGATCGCTGGCTACAATATGTCGTCGTGGCAACCGCAGGGAGGATTTGGTCGCCTCACGTCGCTGGGTGCCATCGGCGGGGCGGCAGCGCATGTCCTGACCCCGGCATATCTGGCAGGCTTGGTGGCAGCGTCCCCCCGTCTAGTTGGCGAGTCGATGCGTGCTATCGGGATAACCGGCAGGGCTGCGCGGGTCGTCATTGACGCGATCCCTGAGATTAGGGCAAAGCTCGCGGCACAGAAGTCTGCAAAGAGCGCCACAGGGGAGCCTCTCGCAGAGGGTGATGCGGCACCGGCAGTCGATCCAGCGTCGGCACCCGACTTCACCATGGAGGGCAAGCCGTACGACAAGGTCGATGCCGAAGTAGTGGATCCCAGCAAGCCGCTGGGGATCACCCATAACCCGCCGGTCATCGACGCGGAGGTCGTCCCCCCCGCCACCCCCAACTTCGTCATGGACGGTCCCCAGTACACCCCGGTCACCCCGGACGTGATGCCGCGCACCGATCCTCTCGCTATCGGGCATAGCCCGGAGCCGATTGACGCCCAGCTAGGCAGCGTGTACGCCGACAGGGGCGCTGCGCCGTCCGCTGCTGACCTTGTAGGCGACAGTAGGGCAGGCAGGCAGGCCACCATGCCGGGGAACGACGGGATCGCCCCTGAAGGGCAACCTGCTGCGCCCATGTACTCCGTCTCTGATGGTTCCAAGACCGTCGCCCCTGCCGGTGACCGCACTGCTGCCGTGCAGGCCGAGTTCCCGAAATCCGAGATCATCGACCACGGCGACGGTAACCACACGGTCAACAACCCGAACGGCACGACCGTCCATGTGAATTCCGTTGGCGACATCACGATGACCCCGGAGCAGAAATTGTCCGCAGGAGACGCTCTGGGGCGCGAACTGGGTCCGACTGATGTACCCGTCGCCTCGTTCCAGATGATTAGCAGGGAAGGGGTAGTGTCGCTCACTCAGGAGGGTGCCGGGGAGCTACCTCATGAGGTATTCCATGCCGCCATGGAGATGGCTCTCACCGCCGAGGAGAAGTCTGCTCTGATCGCGAAGCACGGGACCGAGGAGTCTGCCGCGTCCGCGTACAAGGAGTACCGGGACAACCGGGACGCTCGGTCGGACACTATTCTAGGCAAAGTGTACAACTACGTTCAGGATCTGGTCGCTGGCCTGAGTAAGTCGAACGCGGCCTTTCGTGACATCGAGAATGGGGCTGTTTGGACTCGCGTTGCAGAAAAAGTAGACGCCAAGCAGGGCGCTCTTGCCCCGGACTACTCTATCCGCACATGGTCCGAGCAGGAGAAGGCGGCAGTGAAAGCAGTTGCGGCCAAGGAGGGCATCTCCGAGAAGAAGGTCGGCAAGTGGATCAAGGACATCGACAACGCCATGGCGCGAGTGGTGGCTGACTCGACGCTGGACTTCAACTCCGAGGCGTCTGACCTGTACTCCGCGCTGAAGTCGAACAGCGACAAGCACTACACCGTGTCTCTGGATTTCTCCACCTTGTGCCGCAAGCGGTATGAGCTTATGGCAACCATTGAAGCTATCCAGACCAAGACTGGGAGGGCGCTGACCAAAGACACATGGGTTGACGTTCGCGCAGAGTTGGATAGGATGGGGTACGATGTTTCCTGTGGCGCATGCTATGTGGATGCGAAGCGAATGGAGGCTGGCAAGTTTATCAACGAGTTCATCGACTCCCACCCCACAGAAGACTCATCTCAATTTATTACTCAGTCAGGAATTGATGGACTTAAGCGAGATAAGCCTGAACTGTATGCGGAGTTCAAGAAGAAGCTCGGCAGCAATAACGCAAAGACCCCAGAGAGTCGGGTTGACTATAAGCATGAGATCAGGGATTACTTCACGTCTTCTTCGGCAGGCAAGACCCGCGTGGTGGACATGAACAAACGATCCGGGCTGCGGTGGCAGTCGTGGTCGGACTTTGAGGTCCCCCACATGCTCGACGCCATGCAGGCGACTTTGGATATGTCGCTGGCGGGGCTGAAGGGTCATGGGTACACCAAGGTTCCCGACTTTGTCCTCGCTATGGGCAACACGGGGCTAATGATTAACATGAGCCTGATCGCCAAGGGGACCGGATTCGACGCGCTAGGCAAACTAATCTTTGACCCCAAGGAGGGCATGGACTTCGATAGGGCAATGGAACTGCGTGACGCCCACGAAAAGACCACAGGGACCATCGCTATCGGGATCAGCGACAGGCACGTCCTCGCGCTGCTGGCTGACCCCCGGATCGACTATGTGATCCCGTACCACGCGTCGGGCTTGTCGGGCGCTATCGCCAAGAAGTTCAACATGGACGGCTGGAGGGACTACACCGACACCCAGACGGAAGGAATTGCCGACATGGCGAAGTTTCACGATGTCGTCGTTTCCAAGATGAAGGACACCCCTGCCAAGAAACGCCTGATCGAGAAGTTTGAGGCTGGCGACGAGGGAGGCTACAGCAAGGAGGCGAAGAAGGCGGGGTTGGTCGGAGTGCCGTTCGTGGACTTTTGGTCCGACAGCAGGAGCGGCAAAGCCAACGCCAACGCCTACCTGCGGATCTGCCGGGAGAAGGGCCTAGATCCCAAGTTCCGGGGTAAGGAATACGCCAACGGCAATGCGCTGACAGATCTCACCCAAGAGGCGGGTTACTGGAAGTTGCTGATCGACCGCAAGTCCTATGACCATGCGGGGAAGAACATCACCCAGAAGGCGGTGACCCCAGTATACGACAACGCGGCAATACAGGGCATATACGACCGTGCCAGCGACAACCCTGTGCCGAATAAAGCAGTCTCGGAAGTCGTAGACAGGGTCTCTGCGAAGCTGATGAAGGGCGATACCCTGCGCCCCTCCGTCCAGTACCAAGGCAAGCAGATCAACGGCAAGGTTGGACAGACTCACGATAGCCTGCTGGCCGACAACAAGATCGGGCTGCGGCAGAAACATCTTCGCGGTTCCGTAGGGAATGACGGTGGTTTCGTCCCGCAGGAGGTTACCGCTCCGGGGCAAGTAGCGAATCCGTAAACGGTTATTCAGTCAGGTGGAATGAAATTGCATTGCCATCGTCAAGCAAAAAGGGTATGGTGCAATTTATTTCAGCGTTCAAATGACAGGGAGACCATCATGGCAAAAGAGAATCCGTTCGCCGCAAAAGCAGGCGCAAAAACCGCATCGAAGGGCGTCCCCGCAAAGGGTGCAGCCACCAAGAAAGATGCGTGCTGCCCCTCCTGCGGCGGGAAAAAGAAACCCTGCTAAAGGGCTTGTGGGGGTTTCGGCCCCCTTTTCTTTTGCCTGCAACTCATCCCACCTGATTGACGGAGACCGCAATGGCGACCAACGAAGAACTCGACAGCAGACTTCGGAAGACCGAAGACGAAGCTATCGAGCGCAGAGGCGACCTGAAAAGGTACGTTGAGGATATGACCACACTCAAGGCCCAGATGGTCGAGGTAGTCGCCGCAGCCGCAAAGTTTGGGCATATAGAGACACTGGAAGCTAAAATCGATGCGTCCCATAGGCGTCAGGATGTGATGGACAAGACGTTCACGCCAGTAATGATTGACCACAACCGTTGCCAAGCTGGCAAAGCTGCCGAATTGGTAGCTACGGCAGGGATGAACAAGAAGATCGGAGTGCTTGAATTCCAAGTCTCCACTCTGACAAAGAGCAGCGACAACGCGGCTGGCTGGTGGAAAGAACTCACGATGCACATCGCCAAGACATTCCTCCCGCTGATCATTATGTCCGCGTTCATTATGTGGGCGCTGCACTTCAACGGGGTCAGCCTCCAGAATACCACCTCCAATGCTGAATCGGATCGCTCCAAGAAGATAGAGCAGAAGCTCGACAGGATCATGTCGGACAGAGGGATGTCCCCTCCCATCCAGACCACCACACCGTGAGGTAGCGTCACAATGGCAACCATATACAATATCGGATTCCCTGACGCCAGAAGCAAAGAGACCGACCCTATTGAGCAGGGGGCGTCTTTCCTTATGCCGTTCACGGTCCCCAATGTCTTCTCCAATGCAGGAGTCGGTTGCCTCGTCCGTGGGGGGCTGCGGCAGACCTATGACTCTGCCGACTTTATACCCTTTAAGGTGGAAATCACTTCGACAACCGCCGATCTGATTGAGGGTCTCATTGAGCTAACCCCCACGACATCTGCGTCCATGACCCCCGGAGAGTATGTCTATGATGTGGAGATAGAGGATGCTGGAGGGTTCGTCATGAAGTTGGTCAAGGGTAAGGCGCTCGTCGCCCCTGAAGTGACCAAGGCAAGCCTGTGAGCGCGACCATCATAGTGAAAGTGGTACAGGTAGCGATCTTCCCCCCCAAATCCGTTGTGGTTTCTGTCGCGCCCCAAAAGCCGCTGGTGGTGGCGATTAACCGGGGCATCCCCGGTCCTGCTGGCGAGGGTCTCCCCGGTGCCGACTCCACAGTTCCCGGCCCAAAGGGAGATACGGGCGCAAAGGGAGATCCCGGTGTGAAGGGAGATCCCGGTGCCGACTCCACCGTTCCCGGCCCGAAGGGAGATACGGGCGTAGGTCTCCCCGGCGCAGACTCCACCGTCCCCGGCCCAAAGGGAGATCCCGGCGCTGACGGTGCATCCACAGCAAGTGCTGTCTCCGTGGACACTTCCGGGTTCAATGGCAACCTCACTGCCGAGGACAATACTGTCCAGAAGGTGGCGCAGAAGGTTGATGATCTGGCGGCGGTTCCGCTGAAAGCCGCTGGGTCGGACATACTCACTAGAACCGATGACAGCAAATATCTCACAGCCAAGGCGTTGTGGGATGCGGGGATAACGTCCTTGCTCCTTGCGAACAGTACCGGGGGGGCGGTCACCATAGTCGACGGGTACAGGATACACACGTTTACGGCGAGCGGTTTTTTCGTTCCGAGTTCGGCAGTTGACGTAGATGTTCTAGTTGTCGCAGGAGGCGGGGGTGGTGGGAGGGGCATCGGCGGCGGCGGCGGCGGCGGCGGGTTGATATATTCACTG